GTAATCCTCCCATTTCAGATAAAATTCTTCTTCTGCTTGTATATAAAGGAGTATATGTAGTAGAAAAATAAGTTACATAATTTTCGTTTAATGTATCTCCAGCAGCATTTGCAATATCTTTATCTAGAGTAACAATAACAATGTTATTTTGATATAGTTGTCCTGGATCTAATGTTATTGTTAAAGTATTACCTGTTAACACAGCATCAAAGTCTAAGTCTCCTGTGGCTGTTGTTGTTGTGCCGCCAAGAGCAGACTCAGACCGAACATCAATTGCACCAACTAAAGTAGTTTCATCAACTAGACTTGTTCCAGCAAAATGTATAGTAATTACTTCTCCAAGATATGGATTAGTAGATATAGTCACCCCATATTGCCCTCCGTATGGAGTGACTTCATCTACTGTAAGAATCCCCTCTGCCTCAGCTGTACTAAGATCTTCTATTCCACTTGTACTATAACTTGATGGAGGAGTAGTAATAGATCCACTACCTGTAGTAAATGACCACGTATAATTAGCAGCCATAAGTTCTGCAGGAGCAACAACAACAGTCCAACGATCTCCATTAGAGAAGATACCATCATGACTAAAGTTGACTATAATTCCATCTTCTAGTTCTCTATCACCAGTTGTCGTTACACCGTCTTTAGTTACTAAAGGAGCAGATTGATTCCACCAATGATAAGTAGCAGTCCCTGTATAACCACCAGCAGTAATCTCTACAACATAGGTTCTAGTAGTAGAACCAGTATATCCACCACTAAATTCAATACTACCAGAACCGGTTACAACTACAGCTATAGGATCAAATACAGTTCTTGTTTTTACGCCGCTATCAAAAGCGTTAGTTTGGTCTTCATCACCAGCAACAATAACAGTATAATCAGAATTTTCTTTAAGAGGCTGAGAAGGAGTGAATATAGCAACTGTACGCCATAGTGTTCTATCACCAGTAGTGTCTACTAAATCATCATCAATAGTAGTTCCATAGATATCTACTCTAGAGAATGATATTGTACCTTCTACAAAACCACCATAATATGGTGAATTTATTAGATTTTGTCCTGTATCATCAATAGGTTGTAGACCAGGGCCAAAAACAACACCATTATCTGGAGCGGCTAGAACAAATGTTCCAGTATTAATAGAAGATGTATCCATCTCCTGGTTAAAAGTAACAACAATTTGATCTCCAATTGGTATACCAGGAGAATTAGGAGCAGGATAGACGTTTGTGATTGTTGGTGCAGCCATTAAGAGCTAACCTCCATTAGTCTCCTTCTGTAATTTCAAATCCTGCCATTATATCTTCCATTTGAGCTAATTCTTGTATATCAACAGAAGGCAAGTCTTTCCCATTATTTCCTATTACCATTGCAAGTTTTTCTGCTTTTTGAATTTTCTGTCTTTCTGCTTCAGCTCTAAGTTGGCAAATAGTTTCTTTTGTAACCTTAATAGTTATAGACTCAAAATTCTTTTCAAGATTTTTATTAATTTGATTTTCTGTTAGCATTATATTCCTCAATCTTTTCATTTAATACTTTAATAATACCATTTCTATTTTTATTACATAATTCTAGATTAAGACATGCAGTAAGAAAACTTAATGTTTCATTTGTTGCAACGGTATTTTTTATAGTCTTTCTTACTGTATTACCATTTTTAGATAATAAATACTCTGCTTGTTTAATATCTTCTTCACTTATTTCACAATCGTTAATATCTTCTTCATCTTCTTCAGTTACAGATATAATATTAGGCATTTCATCTTCTTCTGTATTAGAATCTTCTATATTTATATCTAGATTACACTGACTAAGATTAACTTCATCGATGTTTTTAATTTTATTTCCATCATAATCAAAAGCATATACATTATGCATTTTAATTGATTTGTTTAAAATTGCCTTAAGATCATTATCAAGCTCTTCAATATTAATATACTCACTTGTATTGTTCTTATAGTTAAGCCGTATCAAATCACCCAAAAACCAATATGGACAATTAGATGAAAGCTTCAAGCTAATAAGGCGCATTCTATTCTCCTGTAGAAAATAAAAAGGGAGAAAGAGATCCCACTCCTCCTCCCTTTTCGTTAATCATAACTAGGTATTATAGACCGCTAATAGCAGTTGTAATATCTAGTGCTGAAATTGACCCAGCAGCAGAAATGGTTGGCTGCAATGGGAAAGCAATTTCATTAGCCTTAACTGGAACGTTTCTTAGCACGCCAATTGCAAGACCTTCTTCGTAGATAGCAATTGCATATCTTTCTTTAAGTTTAACCTTCATTGTATCAGCAGACATATCCTCCCACTGATCAACACTAACGCCCTCGTCAATAACTAGAGCACCAAGGTTATTAGAGTCGAAGATCATAATATCAGCAGTGTTATTGTTAACATTAAATGGAACAAATGGACTTACCAGTACCCGAAGTGGATATGGGAAATATCCAGGAATAACAGCTGGAGAATTAAGATTCTGGTCAATTTTAGAAACTGAAGTTGGTGTTTCAGAACCAGCATTTCCTGAAGGAGTAAATGGACCATAACCACCAGCTCTACCCATTTTTGACTGACCTGCGTTAGCCCAAGGGAGATCGCTCTTTGGCATATTATGAGGCTGGAACCACTGGCCATTACCAGTATTTTTAACAATAGTCTGAAGCAACGGATCTGCTAACCACATTGACCAAGTTAAAGGATGCATAAGGATTGTGTCAGGAACATAACCTTGCATCATAATATGAGAATAAGCCTTTAAAAGGTCTTCCATTCGACAAGAACCATTGCCAGCTCCATCAATACCACGGCCTGTACAAGTACCAAATACAGAAGAAGTTGGATTAATATTATCGAAAAGTGTTACTCCCATACCAGAAATTGAAAGCATACCTTTTTGTTCTTTCCATCTGTCAAGAGCCCGTCTACCAGCACGAATATGCATATTCATAATATCGAACTGGCTATATTTCTGCATCTCTTCAGTAATCTTGAAAGCAAGACCTGTCTTCTGAACATCAACAGTAATTGATCCAGGAGCAATCTGTAAGGTCTGTTCTGGATAAGCTTGACCTTCAGCAAGATCATATGCAACTAAAGCACCAATAGCAGGAACAGTAATTCTTGCTGATGGATTATAGCTAATATTATCAAGCAGAGATGGGATGAGAGTCATTGGCTCGACAGGTTCACGTATGATTGTCTCGACAACTTTTGGCATCCAGTAATTAGCATTTGGAGTAGCAATTAGATCCTTGAATTCCAATGTCTCACCGATTTGCTCGTTGTAGCCATTGTTCATCCATGTATCAATGAAAAGCTTGGGGTTGTCCCTGTCGTCCCCAAATGCTTCAGAGTAATTAATATTTTTTCGCTTTGGCATTATAATTATCCTCCTTATTAACGCATGATTAGGTTGACCAGGATCATCCTCTCAGCGCCATTAGCATAAGTAAGCTGGTCTGTTCGTCCACCGGTTGCGCTACCAGGAGTTTGCATGTTTGCTGCAGAATATCCTTGATATGCAGTAGCCACTCTATCAAGATAAGCTCTTGAGTACTGACCTTCACCAAAGGTATTAACACCAATTATCTGTCCAACAATACCGAAAAGGTGACCATCAATAGCAGCCTCAATCTGTGCTGAAATTGCAGCATCTGTTCCAGGATCATCATAGTCAGGATCTGTACTGTAAAGAGTTCCAGCAGAAGCACTAGAATAGCCTTCAGCTGCAGAAATATCAAGAGTAGCTTTAACTAAGTTACTATTAGCATCATAAGTTAAAAAGTCACCATACTCAAGATTACCGGTTGCACATGCATAGGTACTAACAGTATTAGTAGCAGTACCTTCAGCCTGATAGTGATAGTAAGTGATTGTAGTTGTAGCAGCTACCCATGGTGATGGAACTGCATTGCCGCCAGCTTCATATAAGAAGATAGCGCCAACTTCATAATCAATATAATAATCTCCAGCAGCAGAAATTCTTGCAATACTATCAACTTCTCGAACTAGACAAGCGTCAGTTGAAGTTGTGATTGGAGAATCTTCAGTAATATGAGCTACTGGATAATTTATAGTTAAGAAACAAACAACATCGTCGCCTGCAGTCACTTGACTTGCATATCGAGTTACCTGAGCAATCTGAGTTGAACTAAAGAAACCAGTTGCGGCAGCCTCTCTTGCTGTAGTTCCGTCAAAAATATCTTCCATTAAACCAGCTGCTCCACCCATTCTATTTGCAGTTGCTTCTGTAGTAGCAAGAGCAGGAAGAACTGGATATGTACCAACATAGTCACAAGTAATTGCAACTAAAGCCTGTGGTCTGAAATTATGTTGATATAAATTAGCGGGGTTATAATGATCCGAACCAGGTGCTTTGTAATAGTTATAAGTAGCAATACCTACTGGCTTTGAAATAAAGTCAGTTGCTCTTTGAGTATGTCGGATTAATCCTCTTTCTCTAAGAGCTACAGTAAGTTGAGCTTCTGTATAACTAGTTGCACCTGCAACAGCAACACCAGTTGTAAGGTCGATTACATTTGCAGCTACATCGTTGGCAGTATAAGTAAGAACAGTAGTACCTGTAGCAACGTTAAATGTTTTCTTCAAACCAGCAGGAACAAGATGTCCCTCTGTGTCTTCAGCAACAACTTTACCAGCAGAAACTGTAAACCAAGCTTCAATTTCTGTTTCATACCGCTGAACAGGAAGCCAACCTGCGACTGTCCATTCTGCGTGTGGGCGATGAGATTCTGACCACTCCCAGTTAGGAGTAATTCGACCCATCCGATCCCATACTTTATGATTTGCTGTATATCCTCGTGGAATTGTCATAATATGTTACCTCCTATATTATTCAGCAGCGTCTTCGTCGCTATTATTATCTGCTGAAAGAGAATCAAATGGAATTTGTTCTTTATCCAAGATCTCCATAACTACCATTTTATCATAATAATATTTTGCATGCTCTAAGTCACCATCTGCCAAGTACTCTTTAATATTAGAGATTGCTTTCTTAGCAGCTGGCTTGAGTCTAGAAGTTATATCTTCAATATCTTTATCGATATGAATTGTTGGATCTGCGATTTGAGCAACAGTCTCTTTGAACATTCCATTACCAAGTCTTTTTGCACTATCAGCAAGATCAAAATCTTTCATAATAACTAATTCTTGAGCTGAAATATCTGAATTAGCCAACTCTTCTTTAGCTGATTCTATATCTTTATGACCACCCTTAAGAACACTAACTATAGATAATTGTTCAACTTTTGAATCATGAAGCTTCTTTGCAAGATTAATTTGTTCATTCATTAGGGTTTGATAATCAGTCATCTGTAAACGAAGTTCAGTTCTTAAGTATTTAAGTTGATCGGCAAGCTCCTCTGTTTCTTTTTGGGCTTTATCTTTTTCAGCAATTGCATCTTGTGCAACTTTTTCTTTTTCAGCACACTTACTACATTCTCGCTGAACTTTCAAGTCACGTGAAATTAATTCACTTTCTGCCATTGCGAACAAAGATTGAGCATCTTCATTAGATAAAGTTGACAACTGATTACACTTTGGAAGCTCAAATTTAACTATAGTTGTATCTGAATCTTTAGGTTCAATTACAACTGAATCTCCACTCTTATCGCAACCCATAGACTTGGCTTTTCTATTTATACAAGCAAGAATAGAAGTTTTGCTTCCAGGCCCTTTATAGCGACCGATAAGTCTTCGAGCAGCAGTTACATGAGCACAATCTGGAACCGGAAAACTTCTATCTGGTCCACAAAATGTACTCCCAGAAAGCTTTTTCCGTGATTCCGTACTAAGCTTTGCATCTCCAAAATTTAATTCATCAAGTTCTTTTTCAATTTCTGCATAAATTTCATCAGCATTAACTTCCTGATCTTTAGTTTCAATACTTTCGAGAGCATATTGAACAGCAGTAGCCTCATCTATTCCAGCATCTTCTTGGTCTATAAATGTGCCATCCTGAGTTCTAAGTGCCTCAATTTCTGAAACTACCTTAACTGCAGCATTGTCTTCCATATCAGGCCGAAGAACTTTAACAGTTTTTAGAACTTCTTTGCCTCGATCAGAAAGCTCTAGTGTTTTCTTTGGCATTATTGTTTCCTCCTTAAAGTCCTTGAACTCATAAACAAACTCAGACATATTATTCTTTGAGTCATTTTTTAAATCATCTGGACTAATAGTATATATCTTTGGATTTATCGAGTCTCCAATAGAAATAACAGTAAATGGATCCGCATCTGCTACTACTAAACTACATTCTTGATAGTTATGAGTAGAAGGAATTAGACCACACAAAACTTTGCTTCCGTCTTCATCTTCATAAGACTGACCAGGTTCATGATCACAGAATCCATCTTTAACTAAATTTTGACCACATTCAGAACAATAAACTCCACCTGGAGATCTAAAAGAAGTAGATACAGCATCAAACCTTCCATCTAATATTTGTTCGATTGATTCTTTGTCAAGAATAGTAGCCTTCAAACGAATATAACCTAAACCTTTAAAATCTTCATTTAAAGGATATCCATCTTTAATAAACGATCTGGCGGCAGAGATTTGTCTAGACACAGAAAAATTACTATCTGTTAAAATTTGTACATTTTTATCAGACATAAGATATTCTGGAATAGTATGAACATATTCTGCATCTGTAATAATTCCAACAGGATCAGATGCTGTATCATGATGTTTTAAAATTTTTGCGGGTTTTTGACGTTTTACAAAAGTAAAAGCTCCATCTTCCATTCTTGATGGAATATAGAACTTAATATTACGATTCATAATTCCAGAATGAGTTGCTTCTAAAGTAATTTCTAGACCACGCTTTTGACCATCAATTGTACTATCTTTAAAGTCTTTAATAACAGAATCTGTTGGACGTACAATTTTATAATAATCGTTAAATATAGAGACTTGTTTTGCCATATTTTTAATATTCCTATGGTTTAGTTATCCGCATCAAACATTTACATAGTGGATGAAGTGGCGGTAACTCTTCGTAAATTATAGCATCTGATGATTTTATTTTCAAAAAGTGTTCTTTACAGATAGGACAACTTCCATTACCAGTGTAAATTGATTCCATTTCTTCAAATCCAGAAAGTCTATATCCACTTGCTAGACCATAATTATATGCTCTTTGTATCTCACTATCACCGATCATTTTTGCCCTATATTGAAGAGAATCAAAAATTAATTGGACAAACACTGCATCTTCTTGTCTATTGTCTTTTTCGTTTGTTGTATGTTTTTTAATATTAATAAGAAGTTCATCTTTAAGTTTTGTAGTATATTTTGTTACATGAAGAAGGATCTTAGCATCGATATGTTGAGCTTGAACTTCCCAAATGTAATGTCCTGTTTCAGCTAATCCAGCTCTATATGCATGCTGACAAGAGTTAATAAGTTTTGTAGTACTATCATGAAATGCAAGATCTAAATTAGCCTTTATAATTCTTTCTTCAATCCCGTTATTTCTAATTCTAATTATTAAATTATTTTTAATATCTTCATATTCATTATTAAATCTTTGTTTTTGTAAACTAAAAACAGCTAAGTTGTTAGAATCTTTATTTGTTTTAGTAGAAGATCTAGTTCCATGTTGATTAGTTGGTTTGTTTTTGTTAGAAACTGCATTTCCGCCTGCTGATTTACTTCTTGTTGCTTTTGTTCTTGCTTGGGATTCAGCTTGAGATGTTGGAGTTCCTGGTTCGTCAAGAGACTGAAGAATAACTTTATCTCTTTCCACAAGACCATAATTTGTTCTTGCCCAATCTCCATCACCTTTAGAAAACATCTGACGTTTACTAGTTCCTGTAGGCCAACCTTCTCCTTGGAATGGTTTCATACCCATACTAATTCTTAGTTCATCATGAGTAATAGCATTTTTTAAAAAGATATCAGTTAGGTGGTTTTCCTTAGCTTGTCTTGCTTCAAAGTCAATTTCTTTAAACTTAAGTTTTACAATGTTTTCTTTATCAAAAATAGTCTTTTCATCAAAAGTAGATTCCATAAGAAGTTCTGATAAAACAAATGTAAAGAATTGTGCACCAAATTCTTGCTGACAAGCTTTAGTGTCATCAATAAGATTTCTAGAAAGAGTTTGTGCAGTTGATCGATTGGCTGTTCCGCCTTCTCCCATATCAATAGGACTTACTCCAAGACCGGTATATATTCTTTGTTTAAAATATGCAATTACATTCTCTACTGCAATTGGTGGACTTTCTGCTCCAATAGCTTTAACTTCATGTCTTTCTGGCGTTACCCAACAACCATCTGAAGGCATTTCTGCTACTGTAAGCATTACTTTTTGTACTTCATCTGTACCATCAGGATAAACTTGAGCAGGAGCTTCTGGTGTTCCAACCTTATAGTGAAAAAGTGGAAATAAATGCTGATAAATTAAAAGTTCTATGTTTTCTTCAATTCTCCGTAAAGCTCTAATGTCATCTTTAACAGGAGTTAGATCTGGAGTCCCTACAGAATAACCTTCTCTTCTATTAAAATAAAAATGAATTACATCTTCTGGTTTAAATTCTTTAGTTTCATGACCCCAAACATCCTGCATATACTTTTTAACTTTTCCATATTCATCTCTTTTAAATCTTACTGTTTCTGCTGGAAGTAAGAAATAACCTGCAATAGGCTCAATTTCTCTTCGACCAATTTGTCTTGGTTTACCACCTGAAGCTTTGATATCTCTAACTTTAACCCAGAAGGCATTAGAACATCTAATCAAAGATGCGATTGTTTCTGTCATTAGGATAGGGAATGGTTTGCCTGTGGCAAATTCCATCTGCCTAAATCTATTATCTATATACTCAGCACGTTTAGGATCAGAACTTGTAAACTCATATCCTTCTTTAAGGAATAAGTTTTGTTTTACTTTAAATGCTCTTTTTACAAAAGATTCAGTATCAACTATTCTACCAGTCTCTGCTAGATCCCATTCTGGTGGTTCCCATTCCATATTAGGAACTCTTGATCGACCAAGATTACTTGTATATACTTTAGCTGGAGAAGGAATTACTTTTGTAGTAAAAACATACTTTTTATCAACAGTAACATCTTTTATTTCTTCTGGAGTATCAGTTGTAGGTTCAACCATTCGATCTCCTCTCATACTCAGCTATCCATGCTTTTGCTTCGTCAATTTGATCTGAAGTCAAATCTTTTAAACAATTCTTTATAATAATACCTGATTTTACAGCTTTTTGCTTAACTTCTCCAGAAGTTGGAAGTGATACATCTCCAAAATCTTGACCTGCATTTATTACTCCTGTCTTAGTAGAAGACGTGTCTCCGCTTGCTTGTTCTTCTTGTTGACGAACAATTTCATTTGATAAATCTTCTGCATCTGGAATATTATCCATACCAGGAGGAGTTACTTGAATAGAACCATCATCTAAAACTTTAAAATTAGAATTTGAATATTTGTTTAATCCATTTTCAAAAATGAATCTCATTTGTTCTATATCAAAGTTAGAATCTTGCCCACATCTAAGGCCGTTTTTAGATACAGCTTCAAGAATACTTTTTATAATAAGAATCAGTTCTATAACTCTAGATTTTAAGAATGAAGAACCTGTTTTGTTCTGCATCCAGCCTATATCCATACCAACAAGATCATAAATCATTTGAGTAACATATGAGAACCAATCTGATACATATTGTACTGCAGCTTGCATAATATTTCGCATTTGGACAATACTATTAACCAATGGAGCTGGATTCCAATAATAATTTCCTGCTTTTACTTGTGGTTGTTGTTCTGGAGGATAATATTCTTCTCTATTAGGAGGATTTTGTCTTCTATATTTGTAATCTAGTGCTAGATTTTTTTGATATTGTTTTTTTAAGTTTTCTTGTCTAAGTTCTTCAAATCGTTCGTTTCTTTTCGCTCGTTCTTCTTCTGAAAAACTAGGATTCCAAGATTCTTTAACCTCATCACCAGACATTTCTACTATTTCTGCTGGCCATTCTGGTCTAGATTCTTTATATGCAGCTGGATTTGGTGCATCAAATGTTTGAGTATTTGTATAATTGTCAGATCCAACAAAAGAATTTACATATGCAGCATCAAACTCTTCTCCTGCATTTGCACTAAATCCTGCAGCTCCAACTCCAAATGGTCCTAAATCTGCAGTAGCTGATCCTGTTGCTTCTTTAAAAGGAATCTGGAACTGTTGAGACAAGATAATTACTTCATTAATATGATCAATAACACATATCATTGGATCTAGAATCATCTGAATCCATTTATCCAACCATTGACTTAGTGCATTCAAGAATGGAGATAATATTGCTCCAACTAAATTAATAATAAAATCAATATTAAACCTAATATCTAAATTCATCTTTGCTAAATATTGACTTAACAACACAAGCATTGCTAACAAGTCTTGTGGACAAAGAGAAGATAATAAATTTAACAGTTCACAAATGTCAATATATGAACCAGGATCAGTAAACAGCTTCTTAATTTGATCTAACAGATCTGTTCTTGCTCCTATATTACCAAGATGTACATTTAACAGATCTAAATCAGGAAGAAGATCATCTAAACCAACTTTTCTACCAAAACATGGTATACATTCAGTAAGAATTTTGCCAATATTTGTAGCTCTGTCTTTAGCAGAAGCATTAGAACCAAAAATAGTTGTATAATCAAAATCTTGTTCATCAGAACGAAGAGCATTCATAAATGAATCTGGATTATCTAATACATTATTCCAATATTGTAATCTATCTTCTGCCATTCCTTTTGCATTTACATACATTGGATCTGTCCCAGGAACAGGAGAAGTTTGATGAATACCAGGATAATAGTTCATCTGCTCTTGAACACGTTCAGAAAAATTACGAGTAGAATAAATATCCTTATAATGATAAGCTAAAGCATAGTCTTCCTTTGGCCAATAAGAAATTTCTTTTTCATAAGTACTTATAATTAAAGCATAATCTGACTGAGCAAAAGGGTTTCCAACACGAATTTGTACACCTTCTGCTTTATAAGTAGATTTATTAGAATCAATTAACTTATCATCATTTAATAGTGCCATTAAACTCCTGCAATTTCTTCAATAGCGGATATTTCTGTGTCAATAGTTTCTGTTCCTAATTCTTTTTCTAATTTCCTTCTTTGTTCTAAAATTTTAGATGCTGGCATAGCTTGCTCGCCTTTATAAATTGCTCTTACTTGTCCACTACCAGATCCTGTCCCTGGAGAAGTTGTAGATCCAGCTCCAGAAGGAGGAGGAGCAGAAACAGCTTGTCCTGGATTTACTCGAACATTAGTAGTAACCTGAAGATTAGATGATTTCATCATCTCTTTGGCATCTTCTCTTGTCAAAAAGTCTTTTAGTAATTTAGGAAACAATTTTCCATAGATAATTGTTCCACCAGTTGTATCATATTGTTCTAGATCTAAACCTGCCACCATCATTTTACTTATCTCCTGGTTTAGGAATTTGATTATTCAAGTCTGCTAATGCTTTAATACATGCTTTATAATGTTCAAAAGTTATCTCAGTCTGTTCGCCTTGGCCAAACACTCTTGCCATTGCTTGAATTACTGGAAGATGTTCTTGTCTATTAATTGTTGTTTTTACATTTTTACATCTATCTTCAATTACAGCTTCAAGTTGTTTACATTCTTTAATAATTTTAGAATATCCATCTATTACTTCTTTTGATTTTCTTCTTTGTTCTTCTATTTTTTCTTCTTCTTCAGAAGAGTCTATGTTCATATATGGAAGAATTACTTCTTGTGGGTCTTTAGGAATCCAGTTTACACTAGTATCTGCATTTATTAGTGCAAAATCATCTGGAGTAAGCATGTCTTTAAGATTTCTCATTATGACACCGAATTTTCTGTATATCTTACATCTAATTGAATATCTGTTTTATTTGCAGCAGGTATATTAGGAGGAGAAACAATATAATAATAGAACGGATAATATGTTGTTGTGTTACCTAAACTATTTGTTCCAATATTATCCATAGATAATTCATTACCCCAAAGAATATCGTCCCATTCAGATGCTGTTGGAGCTGTTCCACCACTTGATAGCTTAATTCCCCATCCTGTTTCAGTAAAGATAACATCTCCATATGGATAAGCTTCTAGTGTATCTATTGGTCTAATCCTAATATTAGAATACCAGAGTGCAGCATTATCATTTCTAATATATAAAAGAACAGTTTTGACATCTCCATTTTTGCCATCATGGGTTGTAGTAATTGGGGAACTTAAATCAGGCGCAGTAGATACTGCAACATAAGAACCTGAAGTATTTCTATAATAAAGACCAAGTGTCATTAATCCTCCTAAATATTAGTTCTCTTTGGTTTTTTGCTAAACCTACCACGAATTTTATCATGAGAACGTCTTCTTTGTATAAATTTTGCTTTTTCAAGTTCTTCTTGGTCTGTATCCCAGCCAAGACGATTTGTTCTAATACCTTCTAGTGTATCTACTCTCCCTGGTAAATATGGAAAAGCAATAGCTTCTAGTGGAGTTTTTATAGTGTCCATACTTCTTTGTTCTGGTACATTTTTAATAAGCTCTTTTTGACCTTTTTCATTTGTTTGTATAATTCTTGGGTCTAATGCTGCACCAGCTCTGTTAACATGTTGTACTACATGTAAATCATTAAATTCAAGTTGAAAACCTACACATGCAAGGTTAAAAGCATCTAGTCTATGATCTAATACTTTTGGTTCTTGAAGACCATATACAGGATTTCCAGTTGGGGTCATACGTTCAATAATATAGTTTCTGAGTTGTTTTTCTAATATATGATCATGTGTAGAAATATTAATAAGTCCTTGTTCAAACATTCTTACAGCAGCATTAACCATAAAAGATTTAGCAGGTTTTTTTAACTTTTCATTTGTAATAGGATCTCTAGTTGTAATACTAGCACCTGAATCATATTTTCTAAGTGTCATTAGTAATTTAGCAGTAGCAAAATCACCATTGTTCATTGAATGCTCTTGTGCTGTTTTTCTTAATAATTCCGCATTAGTAGAGCCATTTCCAGAATCAATATATACAAAAGATGGTCTCCACTTTTTGTTTAGCTCAATAACTTTATCAACACTTTTAAGTTGTGTAAATTCAGAAGATTCAATACATTCAGCTTCAACAACTTGATATCTCCTTGTTAGAGGATTGTATCCAATAACGACAATTTCAGCACCATGTTTTTCATTCCAATCTACACCCATAACATATCTCCACATCATATGTGGTTGTATTTCTGAATACAAATATGTTTTTAATGCTCTATCAATATAAGAAGGCTTATATACACCTGCATCACCCTCTGGAAATTCTGCTAGGTACTCAGTTTTCCACTGATCTTCTGTTAGATTCTCTCTTTCTTGCTCGATTTGTTTCCACCAAGGCAATACTTTATAGTTATAATGATATTCTTTATAAATAGGATTTTCTTTACAATATTGATAAAAAGTATTTCTAAATGGGGCTGGAGTAGAAAACGCTGTTAGCTTAACTTCAGGTGTTGTATACAGAATTGGTGAAATAACACTTTTAAATGAATCTTCTTCTATATACGCAGCTTCTTCACAATTATGAGTAAAAATACCAGATGCAAAATATCTATTACTAGCTGTTGATGTTAAATTATATACATCTACTAAAGGCTCTTCCTGGTTATATCTTGTACTTTGCTTGTAAATAGGCAAAACAACAAAATTTTCTTTCCAAGTAATTTTGTTAATATATTCTTTACAAGTTAAAAGGTTTTCAGAATATAGATTGTTATAAATATCATGACTTCTATGATATTTAATAGTTGCTTTGTTTATTTTTGTTCGTCTTGCTGCTTCAGATGAAGAACAATTTTCATATTTTCTAATAATACGATTTCTTCTCCAGCATTTTTGTTTCCATATTTTTTTATAATGTGAATATGCTAAAAATGAATTCATATCAATAGTTTTCTGATAATTGTAACAATATCCAATCTTATTGGCATATTTAAGAAGATTGCTTTCTTCTCCAAAAACTTTGATTATGCCATAATATCGTGATTCTTTATTATATTCGTCAAAAAAATATTTAAACTTTAAAGAATAATCAATACCAATATCAGCCAATAAAGTTGAAATATCTTTAAACCAATCGCGTATCCAATTTTCTTTAGAACTACACATCTTTAATTCTATAGAACGTGGAGTTATTCCATTTTTCTGAAACTTAAAAGAAGTTGCCTCTGCAGAAAATAATCCTGACAAAAATGAAGTTTTTAAATAATCAAGTCCATTCATAATATGTTTTGGTACTCGAATAGGTTGATACACTTTTTTGCCTTGTGGAAGGAAATCTTTTAATATAGGATATAGATATTGAGAATGAAATTCTGCTCCAAATCCTTTAATGTTTCTTTTCTTATTTTCTGTAGTTCTAGATGAAACTTTATGTCGAATGTCTCCTAGTAAAGAAAGGTCTTCTATGACTTGTTCTAAATCTTCAGGTTGTCCAGAAAAACCAATTGATTTTTGGCTAGCCCATCCATCTCCATACACAAATCCAAGCAGTCTAGCTAATATAACTTCTTTACTGAAAGTAAGATTCTGGTGAGCTAGAGAAAATATAACACTATCAGCTTGTTTTGCAGGAATATCTTCTTTGCCATTAAACAAAGGATGATCAGGTGTACATGTAATTTTTCCTAATGCGGTAGACAAAGTCATTGTTTGTCCTTTATTAAGCAGTAGGTTTGTTATTTCACCAATCTGTATTCCTTCTTGATTTCCACCTAAAATAGTATCTTTTAACCGTAAACTTTCAATTGGACGAACCCCAAATACAGAAGTAGAAACAAGAGTTCCTTTTGGAAAACAATAAATTAAATCGGCATCTTCTCCACGAACAGCTAAACCTTCTCCTTTTCCTTTTGCACCGCCAGCAAAACCTCTAATTTCTGTTCCGTTCTTAAATACAATCTTTGGGTGTGGTGCTGTAACATCTGTCACAACAGAATCTGATAATATTGGATTTGCATATATAATCTCTTTAATCCTGTTAAAGACTTCCTGTGTATGCTTCTTTTGTGGGCCAATGACAAGAATTTTTTTCTTCTTGTTAGTATATGCATTAAATATAATATCAACAACTACCAAAGCCGTTTTTCCGGTCCTCCTGCTTATACGTAATACCCGTCTACGAGAAGTACACTTTAGCACTTCAACTTGATGTGGATCTCTTGCAATCCAAGGATTCCCTTTGTTGTCTTGAATAAACCGCTTTGCAAATGTAATCGGGTCAATAACTGACATATAATCTTCTAGTTGATCATCAGTTAAAGAAGACTTAACAGTTGGATCTATAATATGTTTTGGAATTCCAGTACACGGCACAAGGAATTTACCTGTAGCCATAGTTTCATCTTTGAAAGCATATTTTTCATATTTCTTAAGCTGATTACGAACACACTTTATACATTGAGGATCTACATTGTCTATATCAAAAGGTAAATCTATTTTTCTTAGATCTTCTAAGTTGTCTGTTTCATTAGTCATTATCGATGCATCATTACTGCTTCTCTGCCAAGTGCAGATCTAGCATTCATTAACCCTCTACTCATTGCAAGCATAGATTGTTGTCTCATAGTAGCAGCTGATTGAGTCTGAAAAGCATTTTTGCTTCCAACCCAATCTAATCTTCTTCTTTCTCTTTCTCTTTTGACCATAGCATCTGGAATTCGTGTTAAAGCTTGAGTACCTTCATCAAATCCTATTGCTCCAGCGAAACCACCAACAATATATCCAACTCCAGCACCAATTGCTGTACCAAATCCAGGAATTATACTACCAATAGCTGCTCCTGTTCCCATTCCAAACTTGGAACCAAGTTCCCATCCAATGTAACTTGCTGCACCACCAAGGGTCGCTCTAGCTTTTTCTTCTAATCCACCGGGAGTTGTAAATGCTGGCAAGGCAAAAAAGCCAATAGGAAGGGCTTTCCCTAATACACCTGAAAATCCTGAAGCTGCTTTAGAAAATCCTCTTTGTCCATATCTATTAGCTCCATAAACTTTTCTAAATTGATTCTTCCAAGCATTAGACTCTAAAAGTGATGGATCTGCTTGTGCCATTGCTTTCATGCGGGCCAAATGGATATCTCCACCATACTCAACATTATTCCGAAAAGCAGATCTAAATGCTTCTCCTGGAGTAGCGGCAAATGCAGTAGCTGCAAAACCACCTCTAGAAAAATTAGAAGCAAAGTATTGCTTGCCAAATGTGTTCACATCAGCAGCAAATTCCAGTCTCTTATTTTTCAGATAGTTATAGTTAGGATTATCAGACCACCGTGGCACAATTAGTATCCTCTATTTGAAGAAAGAACAGTAGAACCAATATAGGCACCAGCACCAGCACCCATCGAAGCCATAGCATAACCACCTATTTTATTAGTAGCAACAGATTTTCTGCCAATAAAGTTTCTAGCACCAATTAAACCTCTACCAATACCGGTTAAACCTCTTGATCCCATGTTGGCAGCTAAACCTACTCCAGATAATTTATTAGACCATCTACCAAGACCTCTTGAGCCCGCACCAATAGAAGCTCCAAGTATTCCGGCTCCTAAACCTTTCTCAACACCACCAGCAAAATTTAATCCTCTACCATATCTACTCATCATTCCGCCACCCAAGCCAGCAACTGCTGCACCACCTGCAACACCACCCCAACTACCAGTCATCATTCCACCAGCAGCTCCACCTGCTAAAGCTCTAAGTGCGAATCTACCAAGCATACTCATGTTAAATCACCTTCTCCTTAAAAGAAAAGTATCCATTATTATTATACACTTATTTATCCTAATGTTGAAAATGTTGTATGTTTTCTTCCTGCATTATGAGCAGATTTTAATCCTATACCAACAGCATCAGTTGAAAGTTTATTGAATCTTTTCATGCGTTTAAGAGCTTGTTTTCTATTAGAAGTAGACATTCTGGATTTAACTCTTATTGGAGTTTTAGGCATTACTTCTCCCCAATTTTCAGAAATTATACTTTCTTTTTGGCTTATTTTAGCAGAAGATTGTTGTATTGGAGTTATAAGTTTACTTTCCATATTTGTGATCATTTTTTGATAATCAGTTCCAGATGATATGGTTTTACCCATTCCCCAGTCAATCCATGATACATTCTGTGTACTTTGGTCAAACATAATATTTCCAGTATGAATATCTGTATTTACTATTCCAGATTTTGATATTTTACTAATCTCGTTACGTATTGTATCTTCTATTTGTTTTTTAGGAATAGGAGTTCCTTCTTGAATTAATTCATGTACTGTTTTTCCTGGCATTAACTCCATGTATAAAGATTCACCTTTAAAGCCATATAAAGATGGAGCAATTCTATTTTCTACTAATGGCATTATTGATGCTTCTTCTTTTAAAGCAGCTAGACGTTTAGATTTATTTGGAAGATTTGGTATAAAATCATTATATAAAGGAGTTTCTGGTATCTTCTTAATAAAATTAAATGACTGTTTACCAATTTTTCCTTCCATTAAAAATGTAGTTCCATATGATCCATAACTTAACTGTTTAATTTCTTTAGCACCTTCTAATGCACTCATCCACTTAGAAGATCTTCTTAATTTATCAAAAGCAGCTTGTTCATCTAATCCTTTGTATATTGTACGGGCCATTGCTCTAATTGGATCCCAACCACTACCAAATTCTGTATTTTCTTGAACTTTTTGTGCACCTGGACCATTACTTTGTGGGTGTAAACCTTCAATAGTATTATAATTATCGTCTTTTCCACTAAATCTATGTTGATATGCAGCTGCACTATATTGGTTTTTAAGAATCTTACCTAATCTAGAAGACAATACTGTTTCTTCTAAAGTTAATTGCCTGTTTTCTGTTCCTAAGCCTTCAAGGAATGATGCATACGCGCCGAGATTAAGATTTTCTCCTAATTTAGTTTTTTCTGTTAAAGTATTATATGTAAGAGGATTTCCTATTGCTTCTGTTGCTCTATGAATTGCTTTATATCTAGCCAAGCTCCACATTCCAGCTTCTTCTTGTCTGGCTCTTGTTTCGATTTGTTGAGCTGGCGTTCTAGAAACTACATCTTCAGAAGAAGGACCAAATGGCAAAGCTGAAACTGCACCAATAGATAATAGATCATAAGCAATATTCCTATCTTCATCGCCAATAAGAACACCTAAACTTCTGCCATATGTTTTATTTTTCGCGTCAACAATAAGTCTTATATTCTTTTGATTGGCTAATATTGCCTCTAAAGCTTTGGTAGCTTCTTCTCCGCCAGGCTGATTTTGAAATATACGTACTTCTTCTAGAGGATCAAGTTCATGACTAGCAACTTCAGGTGCATCTATACCTGAAAGTCTAATTTGTATTGGATTATCAAGATTTATACCTTTTCTATGAAGGAAGATAGTATCGGCATCTTCTACTTCTAATTTAAAGTTACTTAGATCAACTTCTCTAAGATTTTGGTTTTTTTGATTAAGTCCCTCAATAGATGATAAATCTGTTTGTTTTAAGTCGCTAGATCTAAAAGTATCAATGTTTTCTTGTGCTTTTGCTTGAGCAGCTTTAATTCTATCTTCTAGTGCTTGTTTTTCTTCTGGATTATCAAGAATCTTTTCTCTAAAAGATAGAATATCTGGTGAAATAGTAACGCCCATTAAAGAATTGGGTAAACCTTCTTTATTTTGTTCTATTACTTCTGGTGGAATAGAATTAAATTTTCCACTAAAACCAGATAAATCTAAACTGTCTTTACTTTCAAGTGCAGAATATAGTGTATTAGCAGCGCCTAAAGCAGCTATACCAGCAACATATTTCCAGTTCCCTTTTCCTCTGGCAGCATAAGAAGCTAAATCAAAAGCAGCTGTATCTGTAGCTGCTCTCCAAAAATCTCCCGGCCAGAGTAAATTAGATAAAGCAAAATATCCTGTATATCTTAAAGCCTTACCAACTGTAGCTCCTTTAATATGTTTATTAATAAATGGAAGCTTTTTGCCCATAAAAGACTTAACAGCATTAGCTACTTCTGGCTCTGCTACTTTGGTAACATTTGGATATATTTTAGCTAGATGTTCTGTAAATGGTCTAGCATAATCAGCTTCTGATGCTAATAGTGGTTTTGTAAAACTAGCCCACTTGCTAGCCTTTGCTACAGGAACAAGTTCTTTTCCTGTATGAGCTTTAATTAATTGTTCGTATTTGCCCGACGCAACAGACTCTTTAAATATAGCAGATGCTTTTTCTTCATTTTGAAGCGCGTCCCAGACAAACCTTGTCATAGCAACATCAGCTTTAGCCTCATGTGCATTCTTAACATTATAACCAAGAGACTCAGCTACAATACCAAGCTGCCAACCTAGAGGCTTTAATCCTAATTCTGACTCTTGCCAACCAACAAATTTATTGCCTAAATGTTTAGACAGAAAAGGAACAGCATGTTCTGCTACGTCTACTATTTCAGCCTGTTTAACTATTTTCTCAAACTGTTTGTGAAGACCATATTTTTTAGCAGTTTCATATATTTTTGGGATATCAAACTCTTTAATGTTATATCCCATTAATGCTTGTCCACTAGATACAGCTTTAGAGAAACTAGATATTGTTTCTTCTACTAACTCTCTTTCTGTAACTGGAGTTATTCTAGAAGCTTGAACAGCAGATTTCCATTGTGGAATTATTTTGTTTTCTATTGCAGCCGAATATTTAATAGATTGATTAAAATCAGCATATATACCAGAAGACTTGCCTGTTTGAGTGTTTAATAAGCCAACAGAGATAATATTTGAGTTATCTTTTCCTATTAATCCTGTAGTTTCAATATCAAATATAAGAGCATTTCTAGAAGTATTAGATTTTAGAACTGGCGGCTTAAGTCCGGTCCATTTTCTTAAAACAATACCATCAGGAGTGTTAACTTTATTAAATAATACTTTATTTCCAGATACTTGTTCCCAGGTAGCAGGAACTAAACTTCTATTAACAGCTACTGCTTGAGGACCAGCTAAATGTTCATTTCTTATGTATTCTTGAGCACTTACAGGAACTCCCCATAATCCTCGTCTCTTTCCAGAAACAGAATCATCAACCATTCCATAGAAACTAGGAGAATGACCTAATTCAATACGTTTCTCGTGATACTTCTTCCACCAATAGTGGTCACGTCCCCATTTTTCTTCTAAATGTTCTCCAAGAATAAATAATTCTTCTTGTGTACGAGCTGAATCAATTAATTGTTCTGGACTAAACTTCTGAAGAACATCGAAATCTAGTTCTCTAAGAAATTGTTTTTTATATCTTTGAAAGGCAGGTTCTGGTGTTTTAACACCACCAGATGATTGATTTATATCATCAATAAATCTTTGAAGATCTTTGTCGGATATTTTTGCCACTAAAGGTCACTATCCCTCCACTCGGCATCAATAGTATCTTCTGCTTTCTTAAGTCTCTCTTCTGGTGTTGAATTAGAAACAAGAGACATAACTCTTTCTCTCAAATCAGATAATGCTTTAGAAGCATCTGTATCTTCACTTGTTTTAAGAGCAGCAGCTTTCTTATATTTCTCTCTTCTAGTTGTTGCTAATGCCTCAAGAATCTTAATCCTCATTGTATTAGCTTTTTCTTTGGCCTCTAATAATGGATGAAGGTTTACAGTTTCGGAACTGCCCTTCTCTGTCTCCATAATAGAAGTCTTAAGCAATGTACCATCTTCTGGATCTCGTGCACCAGATAAGCCTATATTGGCTCTGTAGTCAATTATATCAGCTTCAACTAACTTATTAACAAGAGTCATTTCAGATAAGCTTTCAGGATCTACACCAATGTCTTCCATATATGATTTTGTAAGAGTTTGTATCATTTTATGTTCTAGAATACATGGAAGACCAAGAGGATAAGTTCCTATACTATGAAATACACATGTCCAGTTATTACAAGAAGCACCATAACATTTTAGTGGAATAGCGGCCGAAACACCATGGGTCATACGAACAACTTGGTTCTTGAATGCTAAAGCTTGTTCTGGAGTCATTGTAATCCCAGAATAATCTGCTAAATCCATACCTAAGAAGTTAAAGAAATCTGTTTTAGATAGTTTTCCTTCTATTAATTCTTTGCCATCAAGAGTAAGTAATTCACCCTTTGGTTTTCCGCTTCCTTCTCCACCCATTAAATCACCTTATTTATATAGTTGTCCAAACCAATTGTCTGGAAGTTCAGTATAATAACTTGGATCTCCAGCACCTTCCCATACATGCCAATCAGCTCCAGAAAATTGAATTAAATTTGGGAACTCATCAGAAACATCTCTATCTGTAAAAGATCTAGTTTCCAATCCATTAATTAATTCATATCCATCAATATAAGAACTAAATGCTCTAATCTCTTCCTTAGAATAAGGATGACAAAGAACAACTTTACATCCAACTTTTCTAGCATAAGGAATTACATTGTCAATATCTGTACCTTCTTTAGAATGAACATATCCTTCTATTTTTGATTCTGGAATATTAATAAATGCAATATGAGCTGTTTTATATTTTGATTCATTACGAACAGTAATGTCTAATTCTGCAAATCTAATTGGAGTAATCCCTAGCTTTCTAACTTCTTCCATTGTTTTTTGAGATGTTATATAACTACCATGACAGCCAAGAACACAATGAGTATATTTTCTCTTTTTACAAGTTCTAGCTAATATACGAGCATATTCATCTCTATATTTGTCTCCATTTCCATTAATGTGAGCATGTGATAATAATTTCATATTAACTCCATATTCCTATTTCTATGAGGTAATTTTTACTCTATCATCTGATATATTTGTTTCTATTGTGTGCTCATCAGATACGGTATTATCATCTAACCAAAAGTATGGAATAAATACATCTTCTTTATATTGTGGATTGAGATAAGGAGCCCAAATAGGTTCTGGATAATATACTGGATAATATACTATTTTTTCTTGTTCTACCTCTTCTTTTCCAATTATTTCATCTTCTAAGTCTTGATAGTCGTAATTACATGGATAAAATATTTTTTCCATTAATTTTCACCAACTTCTTCAAAGAAATATACATATTCTCCAACAATATCATCTATACTAAGACCAATTTTATGAGATACAATAGGTATTTTAGTCATTAAATAACTCCAATTGTTTCTTTGGTTTCAGTGGAAGGATAGGTTCATGTGTATTGCCTGACATAGCAACATGTTTTACAAATGCTTCTGCATCAAAGTATCTTGCAAACACATAATGTGGCATTTTGACTAGTTCCGTCAAGGATTGAATCATAATCCATCCGTTATTATTATCGCAGCTGACAATAGAATAAACTGTTCCTTCTTTAAAGCTTCTATATTCTTTTGTACAAAGTGCACTAGCATTATGGGGGACCTTAAATTCAGCAGCTTTAATATTAGGATGCACTATCCACCACGACTCCCCTTTTCTCATTGGCTCTTCTTGTGGATTTATTACTATAAAATTCATGCATTCTTCTCCTTCTCATAGTTTATTGCCCAACTATGATATAGTGAAATTATTGATTTGGCAATACTTTCTGCTTGATCCTTCTCAAAGAAATCTTTTGCAATTTGGGCATATCTACAATCTTTACCGTTTTTATCGATCCAGAAGTTATATTGCCGCACGAATGATTGTCTGTCATTTCCAAGTACTTCTAATAAACCTACAAGTTTATTAAGTATATTTGGCGACATAAACATTTTTAAATTATCTCTTAATTTACCAAGTTGATCTAATACAGGATCTTTCTTAGACATATAATCCTCATTATTTGTGTTTTTTAGACATAGAGCGGAGTTCATGCTTAATTTCTTCTAATGATTTCATTACTTCTTTGTTTTCTCTACTGGTTTCATCTATTTTAGCTTTAACTTCCATAAACTCTCTTACAGGAACATATTGTTCTTTGATAGTTTCTTTTAACTCTTTCTTTGTAACAAAATCTTGTTCAGATGTCCATTCTTTTATATCAGAATGTGAATTTACAGCCCAAGAGAATGCACCAATAGCAAACGCAACTATAGTTAATAGAATAACAACGAACTGGGCGGTGGCTTTTTCTCTTGATTCAGCCATAATTCTCCTTTCGCCCCGATCCCCTATTTTATAGTATAACATGTCATAAGTATATACATATATTCCATAATTGAAATAACGTATTATAATATGTTATTTTATATGTAGATGAAAAGAAAGGAGGGGTATTTTATGGATCGTTTATCCGATATCATAAAGTGGTTGGAACAGATTAAAAACTCTTATGGGGATCTTCCAGTTCTGAAAGAATCAGACAAGGGAGTATATGTAGATGTTACATTTGTAATTACAAATCAGAACATAAGATTTAAATATAGGTATCCAAGTGTCTCCTCTCCATCAGGTGAAAGAGAAGCTGTATTGATTGGTCCTATTGTGGAGATATTCTAGAGGAGATGCTTAGTCCTTATTAAATAAATAGACTCTATCTTTAGCTTTTTCGAGTCGCGGGATTCGTATACTTAAAACCCCATTTTCAAGAGAAACTTTTGTTGCTTCTAAATCTAACTTACTAGAACAGGGTATCTTATGATGAAACTTACAAACAAATCGGTCACTTAAACCTTTTGTTTCTGTGTTGTTTCCTTCAATATGTAAAACCCTGTCTTCTGAATAGACTTTAACATCATTTTCAGTAAAGCCAGCTAAAGCCATTTGAATTTCATACCCATCTAAAGAATTTTCTTTATTTACAATAGGAAAACTGTCTAACGGTGGCTTTACTTCTGTTGGCCAATTAAAAAAGAATTGATCAAACATGTCAACAAATGATGGAATGTCTCTTGATAGTGCTGTAGTAAACATGATTTACCTCCTAATAAGATATGAACTTTTATAAGTTCAGTTATGTGGGTTGTTATTAACCCCGCTAGAACAATATCTAGCTAAACTAAAATATAATCATTGTTCTTTTTCTGTCAAGATATTCATAAATCTTTTTGCTGTTTGAGCTGTTGTGTTTAGTAAAATACTAATAGTTTGAGGATCATAGTAATCTGGAAAATACTTTTGGACTATCTTACAACCGGCAATAAAATCTCTTGTTGATAGTCTATTCTCAGATAAAAATTCAACTAATGTAGCATCATAAAAATCTTTAGTTATATTATTATTCATTAGATCTATTTCTAAAAGAAGCAAATCTCTTTCCTTTAGAAGCCGCATAAACATGTATTTAACTAATTCAAGATCTGTCACATATATATTATATAACAGAATACGATACTATTCTTTATTAAAGTATTCTCTTAGATGTGGGTTTATTTTACGAAGAATTAAAGAAATCCTGTGCCAATCTGAAGCTTCTATTTGAAATTCAATATTTGGACCAAAATCATAACAAGAATCTTTTCTGTCATGATATAGTTCATAATCTAAATCTTCACAAAGAGATTGATATTCTTCCTCTATTGTTGTTAATGCATCTACTAAATCAGAAAAGTAATCAAGATTTGATTGTTTTTCCCAATTAATTGAATTTAAACATTTAATAGCATCTTCTACATGTTCTTTAATTTGCATTGTTTCTCCCAATAATTTGCTTCTAAATCATCCATCCAATCTTCATATAAACTTTCTTGTTTCATTCTATTTTAAGTTGATTAAATTTTTCTTCTATTTCTTCTAATAATTCATTGTTCATATTTACAAATCCATTCTGCAAGAATTTCAGTAGTAAATTGGTCTTCTGAAAAATAAAATCTTTCTTCCAATATTTTGTCACGCTGTTGATGATTATTAATATTAATTTTATAATATGCAACTCCAGAAAAACCAGAATTATCACATAAGTCTTTTAAATAACAATCACTTACAATTTCTCCAGTTTCATCTTTAGAATAAGTAACAGTTCTTGGAGAACTAGTAATAAGTTTAGGACATTGAATCATCATTGCTGTTTTTAAAATATATTTTTTAATAAATGCTGCTTCTTCTATAAATAAATAATCTGGTTGTATTCCAGTAATATTATTTATAGTTGTAGCAATTTTAATATATTTTCTTATTTCTTTTGGAAGTCTTTCTGTAATATTTAAGGCTATTGCTTTCTGTGGAGCTAACACCATAATAGATATATCACTATGGCTATTTAGAAGTTTTACAATACAATTTGTTACTAAAGTTGTTTTGCCAAATCTTCTTGGCGCAACAACAATACTATCTTTTCTATTCATACAAAAAGTTTCATATATATCATCTAGCTCTTTCATTTATATTTTTTTTCTCCTTATATGTTAACCATTTTATATAACAATGCCCACAATATGGACACAATTGTGGTCCGGGAGGATTAGTAAATTTCCCGCCACACTTAAGACACTGATATACTTCAAGTTTCATTTGAAATCACAAAATATCCCAAATTATAGTATTCAGTAAATTTAGCAAGTTCAAAATAGAAATATAGATCACTGTTAGCTTCTCTTGCAACAAAAGCAGGTCTCCCTCCAGTAAAGTTACCTTTACCATCAAAATAGGAACTAACAATCCAATTTGTTTCTATAGATTTAGGCTCAGACTCAAAATAATTTGTTCCTTGCATTTCTATAGTATTTTTTCCTAACTCATATCTTGCCTTGTCTGTCCAAGATATAGTAAATATGTCTTTTCGATATCGCTCAAAAGAATATTCAAATTCAATGTCCACAAATTTAGGATGACCACCAATATATCTATCAGGAAGATTAATTTTAAGAGAAGGATTTTCAAAATGAGTCCATAGTTTCTTTGTTAATATTTCTGCTCTTCTGTCTGCTTCTATAGTATTATCAGGATCTTCCTCTATAGATACTACAAATTCGTCTATTAGTTTTTCTAATTCTTTATAATTCATTATATACTCCAATTAACTTCTATTCATTAAACTGAACAAGTATTTCTAGATCTACCATTCCAGCATGTACTTCTGCATGACAATTTGCACACAATAGAATACATTTGTCTATTTCGTGTGAAATATCATACCAATTACTCTTTTCACTAATATTAAAATCTTTTTCGTGCGGATTAATATGATGAAAATGTAAAGCAGATATACATCTCTTATATCCACACAATTGACAACATCCACCCTTATAACTAACTGCACTCTCTTTTAAAAACTGTTTCATTTGTATTTATCAAACACTAATACCGGTACATATAGGACAAATTGCTACCTCTTCTTCTGAAAGCTTATTAATATATTCAGATTCTTCAAGTAATATAATTCCTTGTCTTTTTAAACATACTTTTCCTTTATAGTAACTTCGTGTTGCCAGCCCACGATTAATACATTCATTTAAAGTAACATGAGATATAGAATCTCCTGGATCTAAAGGCTCATTTATATATATATTATAAAGCTCTTCTTGTATATGTTTTTCTTCTATCATTTACAATTCTCAAGATAATAAAGTTGTGTTGTGCCATCAGGATCAATATGTAGACACAAATGAATTGAATCTATCTCTATATTACCTACTTCTAAATCTATTCCACCATCATTCACTGCAATAACACTTATATTATCAATTAAACTTCTACAAGAATCTAATGCTTCTTTTGTTATTGCCCGCGCACCATAAGAATCCCAATTATCTTTATATTTACTAAGCTTATTTAATCTATCTTCTATTTTATCTATCACTGATAAGCCCCTTTTCTTCATCTGTTGTTTCGTAAATAAGTCGAAGCTGATTATTTTCTATTTCTACTTTTGTATCTTTTTTATCAATACAAATACCTTTCTTTAACATGAAACTAAATAATACTTCCCACATTTCATATATCTTATCTTCTAATTCTTTAAAGTTATTAATACCCTTAAAACTAATTGCTATTCCACTCTTATAACCTTTATCTATCATATTTGATTTTGCCTCCTATTTCCCAATTGTCACAACATCCAATCCATTCTACAAAAGTTTCATCCCAGTATTTATATATCTCTTCTTCTGTTAGCTTATCAGTATTATTGTCGTGCCAACCCGTATAATTACACCAAAGTTCTCCTTCCGGCCCGACTATAACATGTTTACAGTTAGTACATACTCTTAATTTATCTTTGATCCTATACCTTTGTTCTATTTTCCATTGTTCTATCATATTGTCCTCTATAATATAGCTATAATCATTTATCCTCTACTACAAGCTTTCCTTTTCTTCTGCTTCGGGAAATTGTTATCATTTAATAAAAACTGTTTATACAACTCTTTATCAAAAACACCTTTCTCATTTAAAGCAATTCTTCCACTTTCTAAATCTACTGGCTTTGTAGGAGTAACTAAATATTGAGAATTCTCATAATTACAACACACTAGACCTAAACAATGATAAAAGCCTGCTAAACCTACTCTGTGACAATCACACATACAAATTTTTTCTATCTCTCTTTTATCCATAAGTTTCCATATATCAAAGTTTAATCTTCTTTCATATGGAGTAGTTACTTTAACTGTATCCTCTAATACTTCTTCTCTTGGGTGCGTGCCAATACAATCTCCATTATAATGTGCAACTTCATTAATAATATCTATATCTTCTACTCCATTCTCTGTTAGCCATATATAAAACAATTCTATTGCATCATCTGTATATTCTGCTCCCACTTCGGCGGAATATATATTGGTTCTTGTTTCTAGTAGTATGTAATAAAGATTCATTTATTTATATTGTCCTCTTCCTTTTATTCCATATACCTTACCATTATATTCATTAGCCTTCAAGAATAAAATTTTCTTATATAGTCTTATTTCCCGGCAAAAAAATTTTTTAGATTATACATAGATGTAAAAATGTATCAATTAGGAACTCTATTACAAAAAGCTCTATAAGAAAGAAAATAGGGGGAAATTTGAAAAGATATAAATTGTCTATAGGGAAAAAATTTCAGGAAAATTTGTTGATACCTAGTGTGTATTAGTAGTGGTAGAGGGTAGGGGGTATGTTCGGTGCCCCCGGGTCGTCTATCACAAACAACTTGAGTCATTGACTCAGAAAGGATTTGTATCATGTCAACCAAAACTAACAACAAAATGACTTTCAAAGTATTCAGAGAGAGAGTGGAGAAGATGATGACTGCGATGGACAGTCACATGACCGTGAGGAATATGAAATATCAGTATTCCTTGCTCAGACAGGGAATCACAGATGTTAGGATTAGTGGTGAGTGTCTCGTGGCCTACCACTCTTAGTATCTATACTCCTGATGTATGAGTATAAACTACATCACTATGGCTAGAGATATACTAGTAGACTAGTTGATGGAAATTGTACAGTTCGAGTCTGTACCTAGCCACTAACACATAACATATAACCATAGTACATATATATAGTATGTATGTACTACTACCACTACTATATGTAGTAGAAAGAGCATGTGTATCATGACAGAAGAAAGACTATTGGATGTGATTAGTATGCTAGACATGTCTGTACCTAAGCTTAATGTACATACACTAGAGAGGCAGGCTAGATCAGCTCTGTATAGTGGCTATCCTGCTGCTAGTAGGGCACTGTATGAGCTAGCTGCTAGGGCTACACTCATGCAGGGTACTACATCAGTACACCATGCTATATGTACTACTACTACTATGTGTACATGTAAGACTAGAGGTATGTGATATATAGGCCGCTCTCATAGGAGGCGGGGTATAAGCATCCTATGCTCTATATAGGGCCTCTCCTATAGAAGGGGCTTTATATAGGGACCTATCCCTACAACAGGGTGTATATACACACCCAGAAAGGATAGACATCATGTCTACCACAAAGAAAGTGTATCGTAAGACGTCCGATTCCACTACTCTCAAAGGGGTCTTTGCTAAAGCAGGGCTTATCCCTAACCAAGATGAACTAGTAGAGGAGAAGGCCATTGATATTCGGCCTAAGTACAAGGGAGACAAAGCTCCTAAAGTAGAGAGGTTCGTTATCTGTACCAATGAGGTAGAAAAGGAGATTATGGAAGAAGTTCCGGCTTCAACTCCAAAAACCAAAGCTTTCAGAAAACTGCTCAAGATTGCAGCACTTCTGCAAATCAAGCTCGAAGGAATCTACAAAAGAGTAGAAGCCCTCAAAGTAAGGGTGATTGGCGATGTAGTAAACGCGGCTGAAGTAATCCGCACATTCAAGCTGCAACTGGAAACAGAAGACAAACTCGCATCTGTTCTGGATGCAATGGGTTGCTAACAGAAAGGAAAGAACAATGAAAACAGCAGTATTGATGATTATTGCAATTGTTGCGTTTTGTTTTGTTATTACACAAATAGTAGAACAAGCTAAGACTGTTGTGGATAAAGTCCATCAGGTAGAAAGGTAAAACAAGTGAATATTAAATCTATTTGGTCCAAGACCAAAGAAATCTACAAGAAAGTAGAAGAGAAAGCTGTTTTGGCAGATAGCTATCTTGAAAAATTTGAGCGCTGGACAACAAATGGAATGAGTTGGGATGAAGTAGCTGAAACCTTACATGGTGTAAGAGAACTGAAGAAAGGAAACAAGTAATGGCAACTGTACAAGCAATAAATCAGGTTCTGGATATCATCTATCCTGAAGGCCCAGAAACCAACAATGCAATCAAAGATATCTTGAATATCATTTCAGGACATCTGTATGGATGGGAGAAGTAAGATGACAAATGCATATTGTCGTGCAAGCAAGGTTAGATACTGCAAATTGTATTATGACATGTCAGAAGAACTTGGAGAAACGTGGTCTCTAAAATCAGCCTGCAAAGCCTGGGATAACATTCAAGCAGGAAAATATGTATCTGAGTTTGAACACAGAGTCTACGAAATGCTTTTGGACAACTGTAACCCAAGAGCAGTTATAGAAGAAAAACTCAATAATATCGATGGGTTGGCAAAACAAACTAAAGAATTGGTAAAACAAATCAAAGAACTGGTAAAAGAACTCTAAAGAAAGGAAAAGACAATGAGAAGAGACAAGAACGGTAGATTCGTATCTAACCAAAGAATGTGTACTACTGGAATGACAATTAAAGGTCAGGAGTCTCCAGTGTGTATGGAAGACTTAGAGTCTGCATACAAAACCAATGTATCAAGTATTGGTGATCTTGAGAACTCTTTGACTCTTAACAATCTTGTGGATTTACGAGAAGTTAGAGCAAGAGAAGCTGTTAAGAATGCCGTTGAGAAATATAACGACTATCTTGATAGAGAAGAGTTCTATTGTGGATTTGACAGGAAAGATGTTGATATCGCATGGAAACTAAAGAAACTATCAGAAGATAGTGATGTCCCAGAAGAGCAAAAGGCAAATATTGCCAAAGAATACAAAAGACAGGCTTATTGGACACAGATCAATAGGACTAAATGGTACAAAGACTATATGTCATTTTTGGCCACGCTAAAAGAAAGGAGCATTAATCATTATTTGGATGTTGTTAAATCAATTGATCAAGAAGCTTATGATAACAATATCCAGTCTGTTCAAGAAGAAAACATGTATGTTGGAGCTTGGACAAAAGAGGATTGTGCTACAGAGGACATGTTACATACCATTGATAATATGAGCAAAGAAGAACTAATCATGCTCATTGATAACAGAGACATGATTACTGACAAAGTAAAAGAGAAGACAGGTTTATTTATCTGGATTGCTCAAATAAGACTATTAGAAGTTTATCGCGGTGAACAAGCAGTATTGGATTATAAAATCCGCTGCTATTACAAACGAAATAAACTATTTAATAATTGGCTTGATAAAGTTATGCCAGTAAACAGATCTCAATATGCCTCTCATGAGTCACAGCTGGAAGAATGGATGTCTCAACCTGATTCCATTAAGAATGCATTTAATGCAAGATTGTCAGAATTAACTGAGAACCAAGCTAAACTATGCAAAATGCTTGATGAATCAGCAAGAATCAAGAAAGCTATTGACGAACTAGAAGACTTGTTAATAAATGCAAATATTCGTCGCAAGGAACGAGAGAAGAAATTATGGGAAGAACGTATGATATGTGATCCAAAAGATGCAAATGTTGGACCATATGAACTATGTACTAATTGGCTATCAGAAGACGAACTAATTGAAGCAATTGACAGGAGGTCTATGAATGTATGAAATAAAACAAGATAACAAGAATCATCAATTTGCTTTCCGCCGCACGAAAGAAGAATGGTTGTGGTACATCTGTTATAACCTTGTTGAAATTATATTAATGTTAGCAATTTGTCTTCCAGTCATGATTGTAGCAATCTGGCTAACATGTTAAAAGCATTAACTATTTGTTGGTTAATCAGTGGAGCTTTTTGGCTCTTCTGTATTAACTGGCTTGGTTTTAATTGCGGCACAATAATGACTTTACTAACAGCAGTAATTGGCATTGTGCTCTTGGTGATTCTTGAGCACAACTCAACAGAAGAAAAGGAGTAGAAAGATGCATAAGTATAAATATCGCTGGAAAAACAATAAGTTCTATGCCTTTGAAGAAGATCATGCATTAGTTCTTAAAGGATGTTGTGCATATAAAGGCCACCTTAACGAGGATGGAACCTCTATTTGGAAAGCAATTAAACTATCTAGTGTTTCCTTACATCTTATTCATAAAGTATCAAAGTTTAAAACATTTGATGGAAGACCCAATCCAGCAAAAGAATGGATTAATCTTATTGGTAAGAAATATTTTTATGAAGCAATAAAATATAACGCAGGAAGAAATCCAGACAACTCAATATTCAGAAATAATCTTTCTGGAGTCATGCTTCGAGCCTTTTATATCTGTCCAGAGATATATGAACTATCCAAAAGATTCCCATTCTGCGCTGTTTTCCTAGTCGCAAACATGCAAAAGAGATACTCTTATCGGACACACAAACAACTTACTCTTGCCAAAGTAAAACAAGTACTTAAAATGTCTGATAGCGACAAGATAACTTTCTTGTGGACAAACTGTTATTATTACAGCACAGATATTCCAGAAAGAAATGTTTCTTGTTTACTTCCCTTGCTTAAGAAGTTTACCCATAAAACAATTGATATCGAATGGAACGCTGTAAGTATTGCAGAAAGGCTTAATAGGTGGTCAGAAATAGAAGAAATTCCAACTCAGGCATATCACCTAAAACAAATAACAAGTAATGCAATTAACATGCTAATTGACATTTGTCAGAAGCCCAAAGAGCAACAAAAGCGATTTGCTCCATATATTGAATGGCTTTCCAAGACAGGACATCTTCGTACCAAGAGGGGATATCAATATAAAGGAACAGATCCTTTCACTATGAATGATACTATTCGTTTAGAAAATCTTCTTGCTGCAAAAGGATGTAAGTTCAATAAACCCAAGATATCCCACAAAAATATACTTGCTCATCATGACTATCTATCTGCAGAGCACAGAAAGATACGTGACAAAAACATTGTATTTAAACAACCTCCAGTATTAGGGACTACACAAATTACTCCAATCTTAGATTCACATGGACTAATAGACGAATCAAAAACTATGCATCACTGTGTAAGTAGCTATAAAGATTTAGTTTTAAATGGAACTTCTTATATTTATCATGTGGCAAATGGGGAAGAGAATGCGACTTTGGAACTAAAAGAACAATTCTTTCCATATGGTATTCGTGGATGGAAATTAAACCAATTGAGAGGAGTGTGCAATCAAGCAGTTAGTAAAGAAACTCAAGATCTTGTTAAGGAGTGGGCAGAAGCTCACAATATTGAAACCAACAACATAAACGAAAGCTGGTTCTAAAATGAACAAAAGAATAATGTATCTTTCAATCTTAGCAGACATTTGTTTATTAATAGCACTTGTTTACTATTTTGGCGTGACAAAAGGAATAATCTTAATGATTATTAGCATGTGCATTGGAGCTGTTTCTGGTGCACTAGTACAAAAATATCGAAACAAGAAGGAGTAAGACAATGAAAGAAACAAGACATTGTTGTATGTGTAACAAAGAATATATGTATGACAAAGAAGATGGCAGTGATCTTAATTGTTGTTCAGCTCAATGTGAACTAGACAGATTTACTACTGGAACATGTAGAGAATGTGGATGTGAGTTTCCTATTGACGCGGCCAACAAAACAGAAACAGATTATCAAAGCTTCTGTTGTCAGACTTGTGCTAATGAATATTGGGGCAAACATCAAGAAGAATGTGAATTCTAAAGAAAGGAAAAAGCAAATGAAAACAACAAGATGTATTACATGTGGTAAAGAGTTTTCTATTTCGGTCGAAGAAGACAATATTGAATATTGTTCTCTTGACTGTATTATTAAAGAAGTAGAAGAAGCAAATCTACAATATCAAATGGAACATGAAGAAGAAACATTTTACTGTGGATGCACAGAAGAATCAGAAGAAGAATTTGATCAATTTATGCAAGAGGCAATTAAGAAAGGAGAAGTTTGTGGAGTCTGCTATTGTGATATTGACTATTGTATATGCAACTGGAACAAAGAGAAACACGAGTGCTAACAAATGAAACGTTGTCCTAACTGTTATAAATGTTTTGAAGGGAAAGAAGACTTCTGTTCAACTATATGTGAAGAACAGAAACTAGGAAGGAGAATACAAATGCTAACACCAATGGATACTGTAGCAAAGATGGCAGCAGACTTTATTAAGCTTGGCATGTATGAGCGCAGGAAGGCTCTTATGGTCGCTTTAAACAAAGGTGGCTACCGAGTTACTCATGATAATATGAGTGCGCTTGGAAGGGCCTTAGCAGCTCGTAAACAAGCAAAGAAGAATAAGGCTCATCCTAATCAGTTAAGTTTATTCTAACGCTTCGCAAGGAGCTAACGTATTTAATCCAGACAAGGAGTTAGCAAATGCCATTGTATCACTGTAATAATTGTCATCATGAGTTTGAAGATTATCCTTCAAAGGGAGAATTTCCTATTTGTGATTGGTGCGGCGGGGGAACATATCTATTACTAGAAGAAACAGAATTATCTTCTATGATAGACCAGTTAGGAGAATCTTTTCTTAATTGGAAAGAATGTGTTCCTGAACCAGAACCAAAACCTATATGGAAATACAGAAGAAAGAGATCCAAATGAGAAGAATACTCTACAATACACCTGTTTTAAAAGTACCTTGTCCATACAAGAAACAATTTAACACAGTTTATATGACAAATCCCCTACTAATAAATGTAGGTAGTGTATTCTGTCATGATTGTAAAAACTTTGTATCTGATAACAAAACAGATAAACCATTAACAAACTTTATAGTTTGTAAGGGCGACGAAGAAGAATAACGCTCCGCTCCCTTCGGTCGCTCCGCTAAACCCAAACAAATGGAGAAACAACAATGGAAACATGTCTTGCATGTGGATTACCATTCCAACAAGAAGATATAGATGATGAATTCTGCTGTTCTGAATGTGAGAAAGCATTCTATGACTTTCAGGATCAAGCAAATTATCTCCTATATTACAGAACTCGCCCGAGCGAAGCGAGGGAACTAATCTCCCCCGAAGGGGACTGAGGGGCTTATGAAACGAATACCTTTTGAAAGAGCAGGAGACTGGCTTATTACTCCTTGTCCCTACAAACGTGGATCATATCCAGCGACAAAAGGAACAGTAAAAATTCATTCTGCTGTATGTCAATGCTGTCGTTACTTTCATAAGAAGTTAGAAGGCTATGATATTATCTTATGCATAGCAGACGAAGATCCCCCCGAAGGGGGAAACTAAATAAAGTGGGGGTAAACAAATGTACGACTATATTGTATTAGAAGTATCTATTAATCGGCCCAAGGACGAAATAAAATACATTATGTATTATGAGTCTAAAGACGATCAACAGTACTTCATAGAGCTTCTTTATCCTGAAACAAAGATAACTAAAGCTTAATGAGACACTTTACAGTTTAACTGTACAAATAGTTTTATTTCATAGGGCGGTAAAAGTTAACTAACCTATTGAAATCATTACAAACAGGAAATGAGACACTTTTCCACTGAGAGAATAACTATGACTGAAGAACAGTTAAAAAAACTAGAAGAATGGTTAGATTCCTGTATTGAAAAACAAAAGGAAGCTTGGACAGCAGCACATGATAATAATGATCTTCAAGCATATAAGTTCTTCCTAGGTAAAAAACAACAATCAGTACAAACAATAAATTTCATCAAAAACCTTCTGAAAGAAGAATAACAAGGTAAGTATCAGGAATCATTCCGATTCTCTTGTACATGCACGTAAAGTAAATTCTTTGCTGCACCTAGTCTATTTATTACCTATTTATTATCTATATAATGTCTATCTATTTGTTTATCTAAGGAGTAAAGATGAATAAGCGACAATGGAAGAAGTTATTTAAATTAACAAAAGGATGGACTACCTATATCTGTGAAGAAGAGTATATTATTCTTTATGGATTTTTGAGAAATGGTAGTCTTTATAAATATTTACGCGCGGAAAAGAGAGGACAAAGTACTTTCGGAATTTTAAAGCCATCTGGTCGTAAAGTTAAACCACCAAAGGGTTGGTTTTGTAAGAGCGAAATAATATTTACTCCAGTAGATTAAGTAAATCTATGGGAGAAGAAAAGATTAAGTAAAGCTATGTCTAAAATACTTAAATACGAGCAAGTAGGGAATGATATGCTTACTCCTTGTCCATACAAGCAGAATCATCATATTACAAAGAAAGAAGGTGAATACTACTTTGTAGGAGATTGTTGTTGTAGAGATATTTGTCCTTATTTTTGGGGCCAAGACAAAGAAAATCAAACAGTTATCTGTACCTATGAAGACAAGGATAAATAAATGGCTGTCAAAGCAGAATGTAAATGGGAGGTTAGTAGAATTATTATTTCTAATGATTCTCTACATCCATGTATAATCAATGATGAACTTGTGGGGTGGTCAGAAACAGAAAAAATTAGTATGAGCTTAACACTCGAAGAAGCAAAAGCTCTCACAGATCAACTACAAACATCTATTAACAACTATAAAAGATTAGATAGTATTTGTTAGGAGAACGATAACAATGACATTTGAAGAAGTAATCATTAAAAGGCTCAGGAAAGTTGGTCCAACTCCTTCAGCAACAGTCGAACAATGGTTTGCTGGGACGGCAAAGAAAGCTTTGGCAAGAGCGGCTATTAATAACCTGCTCGAACAGAATAAAGCGTTTATAAACGACGATCTAAAACTAGAAGTAGTTTAAGAAAGCCAAATCAACAGAATAAGGAACAAAAAAAATGAAGAACAAAGAACATGGATATACAGCTATTGAGTTAATGGCACTAATTGCAATCATTACTCTACTAATTGTAATACCGGTTGGCTGGGTAAAGAACATTATCAAGCTTTCAGAATGCAATTTTGAAAAGCCTTACAAGGCAGAGGTCATCAGAGGTGTAGGTGTTCCTGTAATCCCTATGGGAGCTATCGTCGAATATATGGATATTGAAGACAACTAAAAACAGTGGAATTGGATCTGGAGGATGAAAATACTCATATTTCATGAAGACGATATAAATCTCCTCGGAGAATTCGAATCTCCATGTGTACCACATAAAGGGGAAGTGATCTATATTGCCAAACATATTAACAAGAGCACTATACAAAACGAGTGTTATAAAGTTACTCATGTAATCTACAATTACAATGTAGATAATAACTCTTTAGAAAGCATATATTTATATGCAAGTACTGATGAGTGTAAAATATCTATAACTACTTCTTCATCTTGATGATGATAACACAACTCTTTGGACCAGATTCTCCTCCTCCAGAGGTAGATAATAAATAACAAGGAAATAAAATGACTGAAGAGCAAATAACAAAATTGCTAAAATGGCTAGAAGATAAAGCTTCAGACTCAAAAACCATGGTAGAAATAGCCATAGATGCTAATGATATTAGCAATGAAGAATATTTTCGAGGAAAGTATTTTCAGTCAGCCATTACCATTAATTACATTAATGGAATGCTAAAGGAATAACATTATGTCAATGAGAGAAGCAGAAATAAATAGTTTCCATATTCGTGAAACGGCAAACTTCCCTCCAAAAGCAAATCCTTTTTGTCATGATTCCTATCACACGGGAGAAAGTATCGGCAGCAACGTAGTAATGATGCAGTCAAACTATAGCAAAGATAAATGTGAATATATTATCTTGATTCATATTCCAACAGGAAAAAGAATCTGCATCAATATGCCAAAGGAATAACATTTGGTAAGTTCTTTTTCAGTGATAAACACTTCTAAATCTAGAGGACAAAATGACTGAGCTAAAACGGGACAGAAATGGACTGGTGCTTATGCCAGGCGCAAACCTCCGGAATGCAAACCTCCAGGGAGCAAGCCTTCGGCATGCGAATCTCCAAGGCGCAAACCTCCAGGGAGCAAACCTCCAGAACACACAATTCCAGAATGCAGATCTCCAAGGAGCAACCCTTCGGAACGCGGATCTCTGGAATGCAGATCTCCGAAACGCAGACCTTCGGAACGCAGACCTTCGGAATACGGATCTCCGGAACGCGGATCTCTGGAATGCAGATCTCCGGAACGCAGACCTTCGGAACGCGAACTTCCAAAGAGTGGATCTTCGGAAAGCAGATCTCCGGAACACGAACCTCTTAGGAGCAGATCTTCGGAATGCGAACGTTAAGGGCTCGAAAATCTTGTTAAAAGATCTAGGCTGCTTGGTAGTCGCACTTGGGGTAGAAGTTGAATAAACAGAGAACAAAATGAGTATATGCAAATCTTGTCATTTGAGTAGACACAGTATATCAAACGAACTCCATAATGATAATTATGTAGGTTGTGCTCTTCTTTTACAGGACTCAACAGACTTCAAAGATGATACAGATTTAGAACCTATCAAGGGAGAGGTCTATAAAGGCTGGATTAGGAGATCTGGCTATAATTCAAAAGAGAAAAGTGGACAATGTATTAATGAACAATTGATTACACGAAATGTAATTAGTTGTCCGTAGTTCACACGTCGATAGACAAACAACGGAGCATAAAATGATAGAGTTAAAGCGAGATAAAAGAGGAAGAGTAGTGATGCCAGGAGAGAGCCTTAGGTATAAGGATCTACGGTATGAGGATCTACGGTATGCGGATCTTCAAGATGCAGACCTCTATTGTGCAGACTTTACGGGTGTATCTTTCTATGGTACGGACCTCTGTGGTGCGGATCTTCAGGAAGCATACCTCCAGGATGTAGACTTCCGTGGTGCGAAAATACAAAATGTGGATCTTCAGGGTGCGTTTCTACGTGGTGCAAAAATATGTCCGGAACAGATAAATACTTTTATGGAAGCTCTAGGAGTAAAAGTTGAAAAAACAGAGGACAAAGTAAACGAAGAAAACAAATGAAAATCATTTATTACACAAAAGACAACAAGCCTTTTAATGAGTGCTTAACTAAATGTCCATGTGGCAAAAAACATATGGTACATTCTGGTGCATGTCACAAATGTGAAGCATTTGTAAATGATGACTTTGATAAAAGAGAAGTTGAGTGTAACTTCCCAGAGAAAAACAATGGTCAAATTCAATAATGAATTAGTAGAAAAAGTCTGTGAACAAATTCTTACAAAAGAAGAAAACAGACTCAAGATTATTCATCGTAGCGTTCTTGGACCTCTAATTGTCCCAACTTGCAAGGAGTATCTTGAATCTTGTAAACAAGAACTCATAGGACTTTATGAGGCGATAGAGCAGACAAAAAAAGTAATAACTCTTGGAGAACTAGCAATAAAGCTAGAAGCAGAACTTAAGGACGAAGAATAAAGAAAGTCTTCTACGTATAAAATGAGCAAGTTACTATTCTGCATAATGATCATATTGTTTATAGGATATTGTACTCAAGCATTTGTTACATCTATGATGTAAACAATAAATAGGAGAGTAATATAGCCACGATGAACAAAGAACAGTTAGATAATCTAATCGATTTTCTAAAAGAAAAACAAGATGAAGCTGAGTCTATGATAAAGAATCATGGAGAAAAAAATCCATTCTTAGGCCAGCAATATTTTGGTGAAATGCTTATGGCACAAATAGTATTGAACTATATTGAGAACTTAATAATTAATGAAAACTAACAAAGTCCTAATCTGTTTATAAGATTTAATTAATAAAATTAGGAGCATTAAATGAGAAGAATACCAGTTCGAGACAATAAAGGAAATTACAACTATTGTCCTTATGGCCTAAGAGCACACGGATATTTATATTCTAGTACAGTATACTTAACTTCAACTGTTTGCCACGAGTGTAAATATTTTGTGCAAGAGTTGAAAGATACAAACGATAGAGCTAAGTATACAGTTTGTTCTGCCAATGAAACTTTTACTGAAGAAAAAGATTCAAAATAAGGAAGAAGAAATGAAAATTCTATCAAAAGCAAAAGAAGTAGCAATTGACTTCTACAATTGGACTAAAGAGAAGATTGGGAAATATATTGCAGCATTCTTTGCTTGTATATTTTCACGCGAAGTAACAGGAATCCTAGCATTCATTCTAGGAGCAACCGGTGCAATATTGAATACAATCCTCTATACCAGTCTTGCTAATTTCCTGCTTATTGCAGGCCCATTTGCAGTATTAGCAATTTTTAGTCTACTTCGAGCATTTGGAATAGAACTTAACACAGCTAGTGAATTTGTAGAAGGATTTACTGGTGGAGCATGTATTGCAATTGCAATACTTACCATCATCTCAAGTATTATAAACCCAGGAGGAAGTGTTGGAATATGTGTACTATTCTATCTTGCTCCAGTTCTCGGATGGATTGGATCTATAACCCTATCATCTGTATTTGAGAGAACAAAAGCAAAACTTCACCTTGTAAATGCTTATTAATAAATAACAAACAAGAGAAGATAAAATGGGTGATTCAAGACGATTTGATAGATTTGGAGAATTTATCAAGCGCAATTTTCCAGTAGAAAAATATCCTGTTGTTGCAGATATTGCGGGTGGAAAAGGATATCTTCAAACTAATCTTAGGAGTTACGGATACAATGTAACAACATTTGACAAAAGAAAAGGAAGAAAGAATCGTCCGAACAGATTTCATTATCAATACAGATATTTTACATCAGCCATCAAAGAAGAATTTTCTCTTCTTGTTGGCATGCATCCTGATGAGGCAACAGATATTATTATCGCTGAAGCAGGAAGAAGAAAAATCCCATACGCAATTGTTCCTTGTTGTGTAAAGCCAACAGCTAGTCAATTAAAGGACAATTACACTTATAGTAATTGGATTAAACATCTAAAACGATTTGCAAAAGAATGTAATCTAACAGCAAATGAAAGTTATCTTAGAATAACTGGCAAGAGACTAGTTATTTATGGATTTCCACAAAGGGAGAAATAAAAATGTCATTTCTGACATTACTAATTATCTCGTTAGGAGGTACATTTACAATTGTATATCCTATTGTTAGATATGTCCCACTTAAAGCTACAAGATCTAAAGTATTGTGGCTGACAAGGCATAATGACAAATTTCTCTGGCGGCCGAAAAAAATAACTATTACCTATTCACCAAAACTTGCTATATGTAAACTACTAACTCCATTTGATATATCAATATCATTATTCCTAGTATTCTCTGCAATGCTAGGACTATCTACTGCAGTTACTGGAATATCAATGATGGTATTTAATGTATTAACTGCAGTTGGTATCTCTGTAGGAGTATTTATTGTTCATGCATATTATCGTCCGAAATGGGAAAAACAATTCGAGGCAATAAAATAACAAGAAGAAACACTAAAAAGATAAATTATGCCAAACAAACAAGTAAACGAAATTCTAAACAGTCTTGCAGAACTAAGAGATCAACTAAGAGACAATGCTGAAAAAGCAGCAAAGGACTGTAATATCGTAACAGGAGACAACTGTTTCAGAGAAGCTGGTAAGAGAGCAGCTTATATCATCTCTGCATCCTGTATCCAAAATCTAATAAATAAGATTAAAGGACATTAAATATGAGAAGGATTCATTATGGATATACCATGCCGGGAGGTTATACTTGTGTCACTCCTTGTCCATATAACATAACAACAGAGAATGGTAGAACTTTTTTAGTAGGTACCTCATGCTATTGCGAAAGATGCAAATATTTCGTCACAAAATATCGAAACAGAGACTCTAATAAACAATTTGTTGTTTGTAAAGCAGACGAGGAACTAGATGAGAAGATTACCAATTAAAGACAAAGATGGAAATTACAACCATTGTCCTTATAGTTCAGAGGAACATGGAGATATGTATTCTAGTATAGTATACTTAACTTCTAATACTTGTAATAAATGTAACTACTTCGTGCAAAAGATAAAAAATCCAGAGCATATAACCAAGTATGTTGTCTGTTCTGCTGACGAGAAATTCGATGAAAAGAATCAAATTTAAAATAGAAGGAGAATACAAATGCTTAACATCCTGTCCATACTCTAAAAAAGTTTATGGTAACAAGGATGTAAAAGTATATTCTATAAACTGTTGTATTTGTAAATACTACATTAAACGAAAAACAAACAGAGAAGACGGATTTATTGTTTGCAACGCAGACGAAATATATGGAGAAATAGAATAAGGAACAAAAAAATGAAGAACAAAGAACATGGATATACAGCTATTGAGTTAATGGTAGCAATTGTAATTATTACTCTATTAGTTGTAATACCTGTTCCTATAGTTCCCATAGCAGCTATCGTCGGATATATGGATTTTAAAGACAACTAAAAATAAAGGAAAAGAAAATGATGAAGATCGAATCAGATGATGGAAAAACAATCGAGCGTAATATCCAACTTTATCAGTGGATCAAACAGAGCGACTGGGAAAAGCTTTGTTATGATCTTAATCGCACACACAATGAGAGAAAATCAGGATATCCCTTCAAGGTAAATGGACTTGAAGTCACTGCTTCTCATCAAAAGAGATCTGCAAACTGGTTTATTACTTTGGAGGCCAAGACTAAAGGGCTTGGATGTCAAATGTATCACAGATTCATTCCGACAGAAGAAGCTCCAAGATATACTGATTAAATGTCAGGAGTAATACTAGCAGTTACAATTGCTATCTGTATTAAATTTATACAAGTAGCAATTGAACTAATAGCAAAACATTAAGAAAGAAAGGCAAAAGATAATGCTAAGAACTATCAAGCTAGATGATATTGAATATGTTCGCAGAGACGACATTCAAAATATGTCTCCAGCAATAAACACTGATGGTCTTAAATATTATATTGTTAGATGTCATGATGCTGGAGTACATGCAGGATATGCAAAAAGTATCGAAGGAAGAACTACAATTCTAGTTAACTCCAGAAGACTATGGAGATGGAACAGTCCAGATAATACTCTTTCTGGTATTGCAAACCAAGGTCCATATTCCGCCCAAGAATGTAAATTTGGAGAACCAGTGCAAGAAATTATTCTTACAGAAACATGTGAAAATATTCTTTGTACTTCAAAGGCCAAAGAATCAATTGAAGCAGTTCAGAACTGGAACTTTGGAGGAAATAAATGAATCATCCAAGCATTGTTGAATATGGATCTGGATTTGGATCTGGAGGCGGATACGGATCTGGATATGGAGATGGATTTGGAGCTGGAGATGGATCTGGATTTGGAGATGGATCTGGATTTGGAGGTGGATTTGGAAGTGGAGGTGGATCTGGAATTGGAGATGGATATGGAACCGGAACCGGATATGGAGATGGATAAAAGTAGTTTCTTGCTTCTATAAAAAGCAAGTGGTGGAGGATATACACAAACTGTGTTGTCCCTAAAGTTCCTTGCAGCGGGAATCAAAAGAATGCTGTTAACCAAAGATTAGGTATGACAGTAATGCTTAGCAAAGATAGAACGAGCACTATAATTGCAAGAATGACTGCCTAAGCCTATTCAGAGGAAGAAAGCTCGTAGCATAAGTCACCTGTATGCGAAATTAGTGGTGAGACTAGCAGGCTTCTGCTCTATTGACCAGTGGCGGAATGGTAGACGCTGAAAGTCATAATGACAAATGACATTATCCATATAGTATGAGTGCCGCCTGGAATTTCGTTTCGGTGGAACAGATTGCGCACGTGAGTGGTGCTCACACTCAATCGCAAGGCAACGTATACTAACAGTGGAGAGAGGATGTCAGTAATGCAGGTTCGAATCCTGCCTGGTCAACTAAAGTTCTAAAAACTAGTAAAAAGTAATATAATTAAAAAATATGGGGCTGAATGGTTTCGACTTAGGTACAAGAAGTTTATTGTGCATGTCTCGCATTGAGTATTCTGCGAGTTAAAACGAGTACTCAAAGATAACTGCCGAAGACAGTTACGTACCCGTTCAGGCTGCTGCCTGATCTGTTTCTTTACTGATTGTCTGTGTAAGTAAAAGAAGCATCATTTTAACAGAATAGCTGATTAAGATTCTCTATATTTTTCAGCGAAACAAAATAGAGAAAAAACTCTATAATATCTTGTTGTTGGATTAACTAGAGTAGCTTGAAACAACTAAACATGTAACGATCAATAGAATGAGTATTTAAGGACGAGAGTTCGAGTCTCTCCAGCTCCACCAAATACAAGAAAGAAGATCTCTATAAAAAAACTAATATTGTTCGTGGTCTTTTAAAAAAGCTTTATCCCGACAAATAATATTAGTTTTAATAGATGTAAAATATCTGTGTTCATTTGATATTCTTTATACCAGTGTTTTACATCACTCTATCCTAAGGGGACTCCAATGATCAAAAAAGAATTTGCAGAAGGCCGTAAAAAACATGATCCGTGGACTACTATATTTCTATATACAAAGAAAGAAAGTTACCTTTTAGTTGGCTGGTCTACTCCAATTAATACATGGATTGAAAACAATATTCAAGGCCCATATCTTTTAAGATATGATTACTGGAAGGGAAAAGAACACCGAGGTAGTTGGTGGTTCCGTAACTGTAATATTAACATTACTCCACCAAACCAGAGAGAAGATCGATGGGATGAAAATCCTCGACCTCGCTATAAAAGACATTTTTGTTTTTGGGGAAGAAAAAATGGACAACCTACTGTTTTCTTAAAACTCAGAAAGATTCCTAGTAAATGGATTCCAGAGTATGATGAAATGCTCAAGTATTAGATCTTACTGGCTAAAACAAAAGAAGAACAAAAATGAGAGAATATCAAGAAGTAGGACTGACTGTCGCTGCAGAAGAGTTCATTAAAGATTCAACTTTTTAATAAGGAGAGATCAGGATGAGAAAGGAAAGACTCCCCTCACCATGTGACAGATGCGTATATGTGCAAGAGCTTCGGGTATGGAAAGGGGAAACGGTAATTAAACACAAGTGCAAGTTTTATGGTGTAATAAATCCATCGGCGGATAGAAAAAGATGTTGGGAATTTTTTGACATTAGGGATACGGGGAGAGAATTGAAAGATGGAACTTAGATCTATGAGATGCCCATGGAAAGATGAGTTTGAGAGACAGTGTGAAGAAGAAGAGGATCATGATGGACCCCATGTGATATGGGGATATGACACATATGAGTTAAATTAGATCTTACTGGCTAAAATAAAAGGAAAACAAAAATGAGAGAATATCAAGAAGTAGGACTGACTGTCGCTGCAGAAGAGTTCATTAGCAAGAACACAAAGAAGACTGTAAAAGACTACTGTCCTCATTATGGGAAAGGTATTGGAGAAAAACTATCGTCAAGAATATACAAAGAGGTAGACTTGTTCTATGGTGATGGCCCGAAGCTAAAAGAATATACTCTTCTTGATGGCTCCAAAGTTAAAGAAATAGTACAGGCAGAACCATGGTCTAGTGGACCAGTAGCATTCTTCTGTCTCCAGAAAGAAGATGGAACTTTAATGTTCCAATGGACTAAGGAAGAGATGGATGCATGGTTATAGGAGAATATCTATATGTGCGGCGAATTAAAACTTGAACACAATGACAAGCTAGTTGGAAAGAGATCATATATTTCTGGACAATACTTGTCTGGTAGTAATAAAGATGTATCTTATCAATGGACATCATTTGCTAGAACAGATGGTTCCGTCAATGGAGATAAATCTATGCCAGACCAGTGGAATTCAAAAGACTGGAAGGTTTCTCTACTTCATGTAACTGGATATACTGAGAAAGATAAGAATGGTAATTCACATATGTTCAATGCTAATAGAATTGGATGTATTGTAAATAAGGCCACAAGAGAATTAAGAATTCTTACCCGCCCGGCAAAAACTGATTATGAAAAATCAGTTCATCACAGAGCCCCAAGTAAAGTATCTAAAAATACCTCTTTAAATGAATATGTATCTATGTTAAATAATTACACAAAAGGAAACTATAAATGTGTATAAAATTAACAACAGATAAACTAATAAAACAATGTAATCTAGCCGAATATAAATTATATAAATACACTCTTATAAATATTCGGTTACACAAGTGTGAACTGATAGCTTGTTTGTTAGATAACTGTAAAATTGATAACACATATAGTACTCACTTTTGTTTTTTCACAAATCGCAAAACTGACTAGGAGTAAGTAATGAAACCACAAGAACAAGTTGCTTGGTTTGCCGAGCGTATGGGAGCTAAACTTCAAAAAAATGACTATAAGGGGGAATGGAAGAGTTTTTCCTATCTGATGGATAGGCTAGAAGAAGAAAGTGAGAAACTGATTACATTTACTGTTAAACTCCGTACTGAGGATTTTATTGGCAATAAGCCATCAGGAGCTTTAATTACTAGAGTTATCGACGAGGCTTCAGATGTTGCTAATTCTGCCATGATGATTGCAGATTGAGCAAGGGAAATGAGCCGATGAAATATTTAAACGCCGAGGTGCCAGATTTCTATAAGTGTTCAGTATGTAGTTCAACCGGAATAAAATTGTGGAGAGACTACAACACCGTTCTATCAGCTCAAACTCTCATGTGCGCAATATGTGCCGCGAAGAATCAGGGTATAGATATATCTACCATGACCCTAGATGGCAGATTTAAAAGTGATAACATTCATCATTACACAGATTCAATCGGATGGAAAGTGCCTGCAGTACCGACAGAGGATGAAAGCACCTACTGGAGATATGCTTCTGTTCCAACGGCTGGTGTGTTGTGGTGGAAAAATCTACCAAATGAATAGAATTAGAGGTAAAAGATGATTGACTTCTGGATTGTAATAAAAGTAGTAGCTATTGCTTTCTTCTATTTCTCTTGTTTTATGACTGGCTGGTACTCTAGTGTCCTATACAGACAAAGAAAGCAAAGCAAGAGACTAGAGGCTATATTATCCGAGAAATCAAAAAAGGGCATGAGTGACTATGAGAAAAATTGGCAGCGACTTAACTTTACCTATGGTAACACTAGACTTAGCGACGAATCAATAACTCATAAAGATATTGAGGATGCTGATGAACACATGGATTAAAAACTGGTTTTCAAATACGAAGACTTATAACTACGATCAAAGAGAGGTGACGTGCTCTAACCCGGAAAAGGCGGAGGACTAAGATGAAGTGGAAAGTAAAGGTGCTCAAATACGAGGAAGAAGAAAATGGGAAGCTATTAACCGACTGTCCGTATGGACAGGGGTGGTACGATATTGGGAGAGAAGCAGGATTTGCCAAGGTTGGTTCCGCTTGGTGTACCTCATGTGAATTTTGTGTTAGATATGACGACGATAAGAAAGAAGTCACATGCTCTCATCTAGAAAAAGTCAAAGATTAAGATGTTTAAAGTCATAGTGGCTGGAAGTAGAAATTTCAATAATTATGAGTTATTGAGAGACAAACTAGACTTCTTGTTACAGGATAAAGAAAAATCTGTAGTAGAAATTATATCAGGTACTGCAAATGGAGCTGATAAACTTGGAGAACGGTATGCTTTTGCAAACAGTATACAACTAAAATGTTTTCCAGCAAATTGGGAAGTTTTTGGTCGCAGCGCGGGATATAAACGCAATAAACAGATGGCAGAATATGCCGATGCTTTAGTAGCCTTTTGGGATGGAAAATCTAAAGGTACAGAACATATGATTAATCTTGCAGAAGAATATAACCTACAAATTAGAGTAATAAAATTCAAATAGCTACAGAAATATAAATGGACCCATAGCTCAATTGGTTAGAGCTTCCGGCTCATAACCGGATGGTTTCCAGTTCAATTCTGGATGGGTCCTCAAATAAAAAGGATAACAATAATGGCTAAGATACCAGAAGCAAAATTAGTTGTGAAGGTTATCTGTGAGGTTGATGCAGGCAAGATATGTAAATATTCTAAAGAGACCTGTCACACCTGCAGATTCTTGAAAATAGGGGATAGTGCATATTGCAACAACCCTCTTGTAGAAGCAATTCTTATGGATGAAGTAACTATTACAGAGAAGAAAACAAATTGATTTGGTTATTTATCGGAATACTAATTCCAATAGTAATATATGTTCTAATGTTAACTAAAATTCTTTGGAGGTAAACTATGAAGAAGAACAAAATAAATCGTCAATTAGCAGCATATTATAGAATTAGAATAGTTCTAAATCATCCAGAAGATATCAAACTTGAAGAGACAAAGAAAGGAAGACTTAAGAAAGAAACCTCAATTGAAGAAGTATGTAATCGTCTTCAAAATGAGATGGATATTCTAAAAGATAAACTTAAGCTTCAAGGAATAGATCCAGAAAAGAAATAAAGTTAAAGACAGCGTTAAGCGATCTCTGGGATGCGAAGCAACCCCATAGAATAGAGATTGCTAAAATATAAATCCTAGCATCGTTATCAATGAGTTCGTTTAGAACTAATCCGTGACTACTGTAGTCGGAGAACTTGGACGCAAGTACGATGGCTAAATGGGTAGGCAAAGGAAGCTAGCATAACCTTAGGCCTATAAGCTTTTACTAGGATTTTATTAACTCCTAAGCAAGATATAAAACTGCTTCTGTTTCTAGAACAGTAATAAACTGGCGATTCTAGATAAACCAGAGGTTTAGATGGACTGGCCGCACAGACCCGGTGCTAATATATTAGCGTAGTGAGACCATCTATTTAATTACAACAGCTAATCAGCCCGTGGTAAAGACCAACCACGAAGCTATCAAAGTCTTAGGCAAGAGTAAGGTCTTTGAGCCAAAAGACAAAAGAGTTATTTTAGTCGGTGACGCTGGAAATCCGACATATTTTAGGCAAGTGGCGGAATGTAGACGCAGCTCCGTAGCAGGAGTTCTAGCCTGCGCAGCTAGATTATAGGTGCAAATCCTATCTTGCCCACAAAAGGAGAAACAATGGAAAAACACCCGATTCAACCGTTATATAAAGATGAACACGGAGTCATCCGTTTTAAGCCAAACAAAATTGTTCAGTGGCTCTTAGATGCTGGGCCACATGATCTGAACGATATCGCCAGGATGAACTTTGATAATGATGACCGAATACAATTTGCCCAATTGATTGGATACTCATTATCTGGAGCTGGGGATTTATCCTATTTTGATGATGAGACATATAATGCTGCAAGATGTATGTACTACGACAATAAAGACGAAAAAGACATACGAATTAACTATTTACAAGATAAAATCTGCGATGTAAAAGCAATCTGCAAAGATTTACAAAAAATTCTTTTTGATAAGGACTAAAATGGCAATTGATATAAATAAAGAATTCGATAATTATTATGATTCATTATCAATAAAGTATAAAGATATACTACTAGATACATTTGCAGAATATCTCGTAGATGTTATTACTGGTGAAGCAGAGATAACAGAAGAATTTTATAATACTGTTAAGGAATACATAGATAATTATGAAAATTCAAAAGGCTAATAAAGCATAATAAGGAATAAAATGAAAAAAGTAATTATTATGAGAGGTTTACCGGGCAGCGGGAAAAGTACTTATATTAAAGATAATTACCCTGATGCCATTGTTTGTTCTGCAGATCACTTCTGGATTCAAAAAGATGGAAGCTACAAGTTTAATGTTAATAAACTTGGGGAAGCCCATAAATGCTGTTACAACAAATTTAAAGGACTTCTTAATCTAAGCAACCCATTAGTTATTGTCGATAATACTAACACTTCTGAAAAGGAAATGCGTAATTATAAAGAAACTGCATACAGTTTTAATTATCAAGTAGAACTTATCTATTGTAAGTGTTCAGTAGAAACTTCTGTTAAAAGAAATATTCATAATGTTCCCCGCGCTACAATAGAAAAAATGGCAGCAAGGCTAGAAAATCAACTGCCTTCTTGGTGGCCAAAACAAATCATTATAGAAACTGATTAAAATGAAAAAGAGGATTGTTTGTGAAATTGAATATCCTGAAGGAATTGACGATCAATGGGACGCAGATCCAACAGGAATACAAGCCTTTCATGATACAGTTTATTTAACTGTATTAGAATCATTACCTGAAAAACTCATAGAACTTAATGCAGAAGAAATATATAAAGAAACAAAAGAGGAACATGAGTATGTTAAGTATCTTCGAACTAAACTAGAAATTCTAAAGTCATTTAAATATATAAAGTAATTTACATTTTGGGGCAGTATCGGACGTGACTTCTATGTATTGACAATTGTAACAAAGAATATTATTATCTCCTCGTGGTTCAATGGATGAACACCAGACTTCTAATCTGGTTTTATGCAGGTTCGATTCCTGCCGAGGAGGCTAAATGAAAAAAGAAAGCAAACGTGTAAAAGAATGGAGAGAGAAAAATAAAAAGCTCTGTTCTGACTGTGGAGAAGAATGGATACTTCCTGAGTCTAAAATTTGTACAAAGTGTGCTTGTGCTCGACGATCTGAGTTCTCTAAAGAAACAACTATAGGAGAAGTTAGAAAATCTTTAGCAGTTAAGAACAAACACCCTTCTTGGCTTCATGCAAGAGTAAGAACCCTTTGTAGAAGTTGGCTTTCTAAACTCACTACTGAAGGGTGTAAAAATTGTGGTTACGACAAATTTGTAGAATTATGTCATATCAAACCAATTTCAAAATTCAGTGATACTGCTACTCTTGGTGAAGTAAACTCAGAACTAAATGTTGTTCCTCTTTGTAGAAATTGTCATTGGGAAACCCATAATGGTTTCTTAAACATTGAAGATTTTAGAGCACCGTAATTGGATCGATGGGGGTTCGAGTCCCTCCTGCCCTACTAAAAAGATTATCAAGATCGAACCTACAAGTCAAGAAACTTATATTATTTGTAGGTTCAAGTCGGGCCGGGCGTGCTATAAAATTTAATAAAGCATATAAATTCTAGGACTGATGGCCGAGTGGTCGATGGCACATGACTTTTAATCATGTATTATACACCGTGAGTTCAAATCTCACTCAGTCCTCTAATAGTAGATACTCCAGCTAAGACTGCCCAACTGAGGGTACTGGATAGAGTGGTAAATATAACTATGGATAATGATCTGTCGCATAGTTGGCTCTCGAACCCTACTATTAACCAGATTGGTAGCTCAGTGGTAGAGCCCTCCCTCTGAAGGAGTAACTCTGGTTCGATTCCAGACCAATCTATAAAGGAATAACTATTAATGAGAATCTTTTCAAAATTTCATGATTACTATGATATAGCATTAAGATATGGTATTGATTCAACAATTCTATATAAGAGAGAAGAAGAAGAAATAGAACATATCACAGATACTATCAATTTACTTATGAAATTTGTAGGAAATGGCTACTTCGGCCGAGATAGAAAGAATTATATGTACCAAAGTATAATCGGTTTCTGTGGTAAATGGTATTTAGTTGTTGAAACTGAAGAACATTCTTTCTACTCTTATGAAGACTTAAAAGACATTAAACTTGAAAATAAAATTTATGTACCGTGGAATTCAGAATCTAAATTCAACAAGAAAAATTTATTCAACGAAATAAGTAAAATCAATGATGTTGAGTCATTTATTATAAACAAAACTCCAATAATTACTATTGTAGAAAATTTCGATAGAGGAAAATTTCACAAAGTAGTATATAAAAACTCTTGTTTGAAGGACTTTAATTTTCAAAAGATAAAAGATCCTTATACTGCTTTTCAAGAAATAAGTATGTTTATATCAGGCGTATTAGGACAAGAAGATAAAGAAACTATTCAAATCTCAGATGAAGATATGAGAGATAAAAAAGGTTTTGATAGTAAAAGCTTTAAGACAGTAATAAGTAAAAAGCCAAGAAGAAAGAATAGGAATAAATAAATGCCATTATTTCCACCAGTTCCACCAGTTCCACCAAGATTATTAGAACTGCCAAAGATATCACCTTCTGAAGAAACATATACTTTGGATGATAGAAACCATAGTATCATCTATTTAAATGAAGTAAAGTATGCTTTTGCACAACCAAATTATGCAAAACGTCTTATTATAAGCTATAAAGATCAAAGTAAAAGTAATAATTTGTTCTACTATGATAATTACGAAGCAAAACATAGTCTTCTCAAAGATGAACAAGAAATTAATAGACTAGTAGGATATACTGAAAATAATATAGATAAGCATTCAAAAGGAGAAGATAATAATACATTATTAAAGAGCGGAGAAATGATAGCACAAAAATTTATATGGCTTCCAGAAAGTATTGGTTCAACATATATTCGTACTACTAATATTTATTGTATAGAGAAATGGAAATATAATAGTGAGAGAAGTGGATTTCGTATTTACTATAAAGATGGATCGTACAAAGATATAAAATACTCTGTAGAAGACGAAAAAATATCTGATCAAGACTACGAACGTCTTAAAGAAGTTTTAAATAAATACAGTTTAAAAGAAGAGAATACTAAAATTTCAGATAAGGAAAACACGATAACAAAAATAATTATAAAGGAGAAAAAGTCAATGATCGACAAACTAAAAGAGTACTACAAACAACATGAAGATATTATCTTCCCACTTCTTATTGTAGTAGCAATTGATTATTTCTTTAATGACGGCCGCTGTCAGAAGAAAATCAAGAATATGATTGAAGGAATGCTAGATACTATTTCCAGCAAATTTGAAAGAAAGATGCTTCCCGAAGGAGAAAATAAAGATGACTGAAAATCCCAGGCCGAGGAAAGGGAGTAATCTAATTGCATTTACCTTTGGCCTTGTAGCAGGTAAATATGCAGTTAGACCATTAACTCATATACTCTATATCACAGCACTTGTGTTAATGTTTTTTCTAGCTCAAGGAGGACCAATTAACACATACTTCGCTAAGCTAGCAGAAGGACAGATCTGTCAAACGGAGAAATAAGAATGAATATTGCTATAGGAATAGCTATATATTTCCTTATAGGATTTATTGCTATGATTCTAAGTATAAGATTTGATCTTATTACAGAAACAAATGATAAGTATATTGCAGATGCACTTTTAACAATGTTCCTTTGGCCAATACTTACAATACTTGCAATTGTGTATCTCATAATTAATTTAGCAGAAAAGATAGCTAACATTGGAAAGAAAAAATAAAATGGCAAAGAAAAAAGAAATTCACAAATGTAATAATTGTAACAAGCGTTACACTCCTAGAAAAGATGAATATGATAATCACGGATGTTGTTGTCAAAAATGTGCTGACAAAATGACTAAACATAGGTGTAGCTGCACTCATAAAGAATTATTTCTTGAGAGGTAAAAATGGATAGTGACGATAAACTTAAAGCAATATTTATTATAAGTATGATCTTCCTCTTTATAATGATAATTGGAATCACAAGCTATACTTCATTAGAAGAAACTAAGATTAAAGCCAAAGATTGTCCTTGTTTGTTAGAAAAGAACAACTAACCTACCTATCCGCTTCTAGCTCAGATGGTTAGAGCAGTCGCCTTATAAGCGACAGGTGCGAAGTTCAAATCTTCGGGGGCGGACTAAATTAATAAGAAAAAATATACAATTATGAATAAAACAAACAAAGTATTATGTAAAGATTGTACATATCTAGAAGTAGGAAAAGACTATCATAATACGCCAGAATGTCATCATCCAGACAACGGAACATGGATGCTAGATGCAGTCAATGGTCCATATTTAGATTTTAGTAGATCACGTTGTAGATATATAAACTTGCGTAATGATTGTAAATTATTTGAGCCTAAGACTATATGGCAAAAGTACAGAAATGCCATCTATGGATGGTCATTTGTTTTAATGATAGTAATTATAGTAACTTGGCTATGTATTTAACAAACAGATTATAAACCAGGAATGTATTATATAGACTTCTGGGTAATTGACTAAACAAATGTATGCAGGTGTGGTGGAATGGATTACACGGCAGACTTATACTAAAATTGAGCATCTAGAAAGGAAACTTCTAGACGAATCAGGTCAAATTCGGGGAAACCTTAACACATTATGGTGATGGCAATCCCGAGCTAAGCTTTAGGAGGAATTTCTAGCACGATAATTATCAGTTAAAGCATGACAATTTGGACATAACAATTTAAGATTATCTAGAGAATTATTTTGAGTATTACCATCTATATGATGAAGCTCAAGCGGAATCAGATGATGTTCCCAAGTAGTTCTTAAACAATTCATACATTGAGCTTCAAATATCTTCTCACTTAAAAGACGATTCTTAAGCTTATATGATTGAATTGGTTGTCGATTCTCAAGATATTCTTCAATTGCTCGCTTATAGCCAAACTTCTTTCCAAGGTTTGACCGTCGACCAAGGAAATGTGTACTATCTAGACCAAAATGTTTAATTGCTTTCTTAAGTGTTTGATAATTACCACCAGCAGGAACAACATTAAGTTTTTTTAAAACTTGACGATAAGAAGTAGAATTAACAACTGCTTCTGTAAGTTCTTCTTGTGTGTATTTTCGTAGTTTCATAGTTTTCTCCTATTGAAAGTGTAGAGACTTTACGGCCTGTACCTAAGTACTATTATAGTATATGGTAAAGAGAAAGTCCAGACCACAAATGTATTTTAAGTACAGCAGCGAAAGTTGTAGTGGTAAGAAAATCTGCTCCCTGTAAAGGGATGTGGGTTCGAATCCCACCACCTGTACTAATACTATATAGATAAGACCTACTAATACTTCTGGTCGGTTTAAGAGCAGCCAGGAAGATAATGGTACCGTTATCTTTAAAAAAATAAGCTCTTCAAATCTATATAGTTTTTATGGGCCGTTCATCTAGTGGTCAGGATACTGGATTTTCGATCCAGTCACAGGAGTTCGACTCTCCTACGGCCTACTAAGGGCTAGATAGTTAAGATATTCAGTTGATTTGTCGTACGGGCCACTTAACTAAATATTTAACAATTTTATCTAGCCCTAATTTTATTAAATAAAGGGAAAAGAATAGATAGGTAAAACTATTATTAGAAAAAACCAAAATCCTTCTTATAGAAAGGGCTGAGAAATGGTACAGGTAATCTCGGAAGGAAGAATCGAGATTCAGTGTCGGGAATGCGGTTCGGTACTTAGTGCAAAGAGAGACGAATTAAAAATAAATAATACATACCCTCCAACTTGGCATATTGCATGTCCTGTTTGTGGGTTTAATCAGCCTTGTCATATGGCATCGAACATGGGCGGGATGATTTGCTCTTATCTTGGTGGAGGTGGTAGAGGATACTAGCCAACACCCCTAAACAACAAAGGAGAAAGAATGGATAATTACAAAAAGGAATTTAGCAGATGGTTCATGCTAGTTATTGGGTTATTGATCATCTCAACAATCATCTTTACTGGACTTAATTACCTAGGAATTCTTGGAAATACAGTCGTAGAAAGAAAGGTTTTTGAAAATAGTTATCAATATTCAGCGGGCCAAAAAGACAAAGAAGCTATGCTACAGTCAGAAAAAGCAATGATTCAATCAAAGCTCAGATCTCCAGCAATTAAAGAAGAAGAAAAAGCAATACTTCAATCTCAGCTTGACGGAATTGAAGTACAACTAAATGCTCTTGAAAGGAGAAATTAAATGAAGTTTATTATTCCTATAATTATGTGTATTAGTTTGCTTGGCTGCGTCCGGCCGACGCCGTCTGCTAATCAAGCAGAAAAACAAGCTGTTGCAAGACAACAAGATCAATATGCAAAGGCTCAACCAGTTCCAGGATATAACTATTCTCTCGAAAGAGATTTGCTGATTCAACTCTACAATATCAGAAATCAGCAAGTAGCCACTCATACAGTATGGCGATCTAGAGATGGAAAGATCGAATACGATTGTCCTTCAATGGGATATGGTCTTCCCTATGATACAAGCCTTACTAATCCTCTAATGGGAGAATGGATAAAGGGAATTGCTGAGCATGAAGCTGTTGTCGTTGGACAAGCAGAACCAAATGGCATTTTTGCAAGCACAAATACATCAGCAACTTGGGTAATGTGTATTGGGCCTTCTGGAGCAATTGAACCTCATTATGTAGAAACATTAGTTACTACTTATCCTTATCCAGTAAAAGTAGACTATGACACAAATACTGTAACTAGAGCAGGAAAAGCATCAGTTACTATTCATCCAAATGAATAATAAAAACAAAACATTTAGTAGAATATTTTATTTATACAACTAAAGGAGGTTATATGACAATTATTGCAACGATCTTAGCTACTTGTGGACATATTCTATTATCAGTACTTTGGGCAGCAATCTCTGGTTTTGGTTTAATGATGGGAATCAGCCTTTATAAAAGATTTGCTAACTTCTGTTATTTATCAAGACAACCTGAATTAGCATGTTAGATTTTATCCTTGATCATGGAAATGCTCCAGACACAGATGATGGAGATGATGACCATTATGAAGGAATAGATTTAACTATTCCCCCAAGACGTTATGAAAAACTTGAAATGAACGGAGATACATATGATCTAAGAAATCCGCTAGAGGCGAAGAAAGCAGTAAAAGCAGCACACCAATATAGACAAGATTTAAATGATCATAATTTACCTGAATATGAAGGTAAAAGTACTGAAATGTGGGGAGGAGGAAGAAGTAGACTATTATATGATGAACTAAGAGCAGATTTTGCAGCTGATAAACTTGCAGGCAAACATGAAATGACCTGGGATCAGCAACACATGGAAGCAAAAAGAATTATTAAGATGCGTGCAATACAAGTAAAAACTCAAGGAGTATTATGAAACAAAAACTAATTAATATCTTCAATCATGGTAAAAGATTGCTTTTTGCAATCAAGAATATACTTTTTTCAACAACTAAAATTACTAGCCAAGTTGTTTTATCTGCTATGGTATTAGTAGTTGCTCTAGTTGTTGTAATCCCATCTGTAATAATTGCAGTTGGAGCAATGACTAAAATACCGGAGGTAAGTAATGTTGAGTTTTCTCCACAGGTTAGCACATAAAGTCTCTAATTTTATGCGAGCCTTGAAGGATATTGGAATGGCTTTGTTTGGCATTCAAAAGATTAAATATCCAAATAATCAGTACATGCTAAACTTTGATAGTATTCTCTACGCTGGAACTTTATTTATCGTTGGAATTCCCGTAGGAGGATTGCTGTTGCCAACAAGTTTTTCCATTACAGTATGGATGTTTATTGTATTAACAACCCTTATCTTGCTTAATCTAGATAATGTAGCAGATACAATTGTAGAAAAAACAAGTTATTAAAGATTCCGTTATCTTAAACAGAGATAAATTTTATAAAGAACTAGTAGATTATATATCTTACAATAGCTGTTAATCTTTAGTTTCTTGTTTATTTTCTTGTGTTTATAAAATGTGGTTAAACTAATATACCACAAGTAATGGCAAAGTGCCAAAAATGAAAGGAATGTGAAAGAAATGGATATTTATGGTAGTGCAATTGTAAAAATTGGTGAAAAGCCTAACATGTGGCCCCGACTCACAGATGCTGTATTTAAGAAGCAGGATGGTTCAACTGTCACTGGACAGATGATTACTTTCAAGGGATACACTTCCCCTGATAGATCAAGACCTCATGCTTACAGGCCTCCTGGAAACGAATCTGAGCCTATTAGAGTTGTTATGAGGGTTACACCTACCTTTAAGAGATTGTTTGCTTCACTCTACGGTGGAAGGTCTCTTCAGGCGTGGGGAACAATTGATTGTCACCCAAATACTACTGAGGTAGATGGCAAGATAGTAACATACAAGAATATGGTAATTTATGCAGATCGACTAGGTCTGCGCGACAATGATGTTGCAAGTGAAGGAAAGTCTCTTGTCTCAAATATTAAGAAGGCAGAACTCTTTCCAAAAATATCTAACCGTATTCTTGCTGGAGAGATCACTGATGAAGAAACTTTCTTGAATATGGTCAATGATGAGTGGCTTCGATGGGCTGAACCCCATTATTTGCCTATGCAAACGAATGAAACTACTCAAAACCACTCATCCTCTGATCAAAACCAATCATCTTCCGAAGAAGTTCTTGATCAACCTCCTCTGTAGCGAAAAGACCTAACAGCTGTAAGTCGAAAGACATATGTAATATTAAAATGGGCGACACTGAAAGCAACATCGAAAACTAGTAACCGAGTCGAGAGGCGAACGCTAGTACATGTAACAAAGTAAGTTCCTCCCCAGAAAAAAATCCCTTACATTAGCAATTAGCATAAGCTGCGCTGGAGGCTTATGCACCTTTTATATTATGAATTTACTTCAAAAAATCCAACAAAGGAGAAGGCAATGCAGAGGCGAATAATCAAATGGACAACTGATGGATGGACTAAAACTGACAAAGTAGTCAAGGATTATGTTGTTAACAAGACTAATGGAAAAGAATATATTATGCCGCCACTCCGGAAACATATTTCCGATATTTCCGAACCCTTCAGCCAGTTTTCTCCAAATCCTGAAGTTCAAATGATTACTGAAGCCCAAAAAGAAATTAGTTATGGACGTCATTCCGATAAAATAGATCAATTTCCTCAATCTATAAGACAAATCTTTGAAGATGCAGAAACTTGGTATATTGCCAGTAATAAATTATTTAAAGCAATTGATCTAGAAGATCAAGTTAAAATTAATGGCAATTGGGGGATCGACGGAGAAGATCTTCATAGTGATCCTAAATCCAAAGTTCATTTTGCAACTAGGATATTTATTGAAGATGCAAATCTTCTTAACTACGACCAATCTTACAGAGACATAATGGATACATATGAAACAAACAATACTATTATTGATGTTTCGCCACTTACTAGAACAACCATTGATCCTTCAAATATTGGATATTCTCCTGAACATAAAGGAACTTTTGAAGATAATATTCAAGAAGAAGAGGAACTCTATGAAAGTGAAGAAGATCTTACAAATATAGACTACAGAAACCCTGAAATGAAATTACCAATACTATCCGAAGAGACGATGTCACAAGTAAGTGAAATCGTTACTCAATATGAAAATGCCATTCAATCTATAAAAGACAAGGACGATATAGCAGAGCTTCGAAAACAAGTTGAAGAATCTATTGATAGTATAATCTATCATGAATGTGTAGGAAAGATAGATTCTCCATTTCATGCATTTAAATATATTCCACCAAAGAAACAGTATAATTTTATTCCTGGTGAATTTAGTTCTGATTTAGTAGAACGCGCAGACGAAAGAAAACAATTCTTTAATAGTGGATTTAAGAAAATCCTAAGCTCCAAAAGTATGGATGATCTATATGGAGATTTAGTTCCAAATCCTGATCCTGAAAAGTTTGGAGAAATGATGCGAGGTGGTGGTTATTATGGCGATCTCCGAGAGCATTATATGCAAGATAGACAAATCATTAATGATTGGACTATTAAAGATAGAGTAGACGATCAAGGAAATGTTACTGAAGAATCTCAATTCAATATTCAGCGAAGACAGATGCTAAATTATCTCAGACAAATTGGTAAAGATGAAGAACTAATCCGTAGAACTTTATTTGCATACTTTGATAGAGGAACTAATCTTATCTCTGATCAAGATTATCCTGCTTCTATATGGCTAAAGCATCGTTCTAAAGCTTTTCTAGAACTATCCATGACAAAAGCACAATGGAGCGCAATTTTCTGGGCTATTGATGTAGTAAAACACAGATTTAAACTTGATAAGACTTCTGAAAGAAGCGAAGAAGAGAAAAATAAAGTTGCCACTATTAATAGAGCATTTCTTAAAATGCGTGATATGCATGATATTAAACTCTTTAATACCTGGATTTATAACAGAAAGGGAAATAAAAGTTATCAGTTTGAGAAGGCCCCAATAGACTATCTTTCTATTAAAGAAGAACAGAAACTTAAAGATACTGTAAATCTTGCTAACAAACACTTTCAAAAACAGTATGAAAAGATTCTTGACATATCTACTACTACTGAAGGAAATGATGGAGAAACTACTTCTTTACCTGAAATATCTGTATCTTGCCCACATATTCATAATAAAGAAAGATGCATCTCCATGGTAACTGGCAAACCAAGATTTATTAAAACTCAGGAAGATGGAAAAGGTTACCTGTTCTTGTATTGCGATAATTGCAGAAAGAAGATTGTTGTTCATGAATATAAAGATGAGCAACTCGTTCCTAAAACATTACAAGAACTTATAGAAAACTATGGAGGAAATAATGAATGAATCAGTTTCTATAATATTTTCTATTATTATCATAATACTTCTTATAATTGGAGGCAATTATGCAGGTTATAAGGAAGGTTATAAAGATGGAGTAGCCATAACTATCTGTAATGGAAAATACCTTTCTACTTATTATAAAGACAATCAAGAATATGTCTTATGTGAAGATAAGACTATTCATGAAATACAAAAGGAGAAATAAGGAAGAACAATGAATGATAATATTGAAAACATAATTACAAATTTTCTTGTTGGAGTAATAATAGGAGCACTAATACTTCTTTATGTATATCCAACTGAGTTTGAGCGCCGCGCTGGAGCTTCTGCAAATATCTGTCAAGAAGCAAAAGTGTCTACCACTTATTCTGAAAAAGATAAATACTTTGTCGTCTGCAAAGATAAAAGCATTCATGAAATAAAGTATTATTAGACACAACTAGTAATTAGAGGCAAAGAATGAAAATTAATAAAACCAACATTAGATCTATTATAATTATAATAGCTCAATTTATTGGCCTAATAATTATAACTAAGATAGCATATGATTTTGGTCACAAAGTTAATAAATATATTAACGCTCCATATACTTGTGTCGAAAAAGATAATCATACCTTTATATGTAATAAACCACCAATATAGAGAGGTAAATAAATGTCTGAAAAGATTTATCCTAAATCTGTATCTATTATAAATAACAATCAAGTATACAATATAGGAACATATATTCCTCCTGAACTCATTCGAAAAGAAGGAGAACAACTTAAAAATTATGTAATGCTTCTTGCTCCAAGAAGAGAAGATCAAATTCCTACAAATGGAGAAGAGGTTTTTCTAATCGGCCAACAATATTCTGTATTTAATAAACAATATGATTTATCTAGTGGATTTGGTATTCGTGCATGCTTATTTAAAGGATGTATTGTTCCTATCCTTAGAGCAAGCAGAGGATTTGAATATGTAGCTCCATGCCGTATAGAAAGAAATAATAGGCAGATTACTATTACTACAACTAATTCTCTTGGTTGGCCGGATATTAAAAATCTTACTGAAACAAATCTTACCAAAGAAACCCTTCACCCAGAAGTATATTCTCTCCTTGAAGGACTAAAATATATTTAAAATGAAACGAATACATTTTAAAGGGAATACATTCAAGTGCCCACTGGACGAGAAACATTATCCAATTGTAACACCACAAGTTTGCCAGCGATGTGAATATTATAAAAGAATAGATGTTAATGGAGGATTTGTTGTTTGCTCTGCAGACGAATGTATTCTAGAATGGCCAAGTAATGCTAAATCTCCATCTGAATATGCACACATATACAAAGGAGAATTTGATTGGCTTGAAGATACTAAAACATTCGAAGAAGCAATAGATTCCCTAGAAGCAGGACTAAGTGAAATGAGAGGGGATTTAAAGAACTGGAGCCAATCAATAGAAAGATCTAAAAGCCTTATCCATGAGTTCCAAGATCTAATTGAAAGAGGAAGAGAATAAAATGAAAAAGATAGTAGCAGATTGGTATCATTTTCACCAACCAGAATCAGATGATCATATTGAAGCATGGGCAGATAAAGTTGTTAAGGAATTAAAAAAATCAAAATCTGATTACCACGTTGCAATATCTTCCTATACAGAAGTAAATGCATTAAGAATTAGAATAACCAGACATATCCTTAAACCAGAAGAATTAATATTTAAATATAAAGGTATAGATATTTCCTGTGACAAAACAGGACGGTTAAATGAGTGGCCTAAGGGATTTGCAGATATAAACGACAACTATTTAATGGAGATATTAGAATGGTAGAGACAACAAAAGACAAATATACGGAAGATAATAAGAAAGTACGAATTATATATAATATAGACCAAGAACAAGTAGTAGCCCAAGAAGTAAGAACTTCCGGGAGAAAAGAAATCTTATTTGGAGATAGTTTTGTCTGTAAACTATCATCATTATATGACGAACCTGTCTTGTCATATGAACAGAAACGTAAAATACAACTACAAAAGCGATGGGAAAAGGAAAGAGAAAACCTAGAAACTTATATCAAGAATGCGCGAGATCGACTTACGAGAGAGCAACAAGCACTTAATTCAAGAATTAGTTATATATCACGAGCAGCCACAAAAATTGAAAAAGACGTAATCGAACGTGCAGCAAATATCCTTTGCGGGAAAGTTAAATACATAGCAGAATACGATTATCATCATGGTCCAAAGATAACTGATTTTGAAGAATACTTCCTTAATAATCCTAGTCAGTATGATAAAGGACTTAAATTAATTACTCTATTTGGCCAAGACGATGGAAGTATGACCTTCAAAATTGGAGAATATTCAGATGGATCTGGCTATAATAAAGAAGTATTCTTCTGTAATACAATAGAAGAAGCAAGAGAGAAACTTACAGAATATATGAAAACTCGCAAACAATTTAGCAGCAATGATGTTATAAGTGCAGAAAAATATGAGATTATACTAGATAAAGATAAAGTAATTGAACAAATAAATAGAGAAATACTACGTACAGAATCAGCGATTGAGAGTTCTAAAAGAACAATACAAGCTCATGAAAATAAAATTACTGAAGACTTATTAAAATGTAGACAACTAAAAACAAAGCTTTCTAAACTAACACTAACATCCTAGATAACTTAAGAAAGAAAGACTAATGAATGACAATAATTGCCTTATAAGTAATATTCTTATGTATGTATTCCTGCTAGCTTTTATATTTACTTTATATCAATGTGATGAAATAAATCGTAAATACAGAAAACAAACATCTATAAGAACAAAAGAATGTCCAAGAATATATATTCAGTATGAGGAAGAATGATTAATAAAAACTAAAACTTTTTAACCTCAAAGTTTGGAGCGTTCAGAATAGAATAGGAGAAAAGAGATGAACGAAATAGCTGTAAAAGCTTGTAGAAAAGTTAATGATTACAATAACTTATTCTCCACAGGTGGAATCGGTGGATCAAAATATACAGAATTCAAGACTGGAGAAACTTATGAACTTCCAGATCCTGAAAAACTAGAACTCTGTGAGTATGGATTTCATTATTTTAGAAAAGAAGACTTATGTTTTGGAATTAATCTATTTGAAGAAGAAACAGTATTTATAGAAATCGAAGTTTTAGGAGAAGTAGTATTTGATACATATAAGAGATGTACTAATAAATTCAAGGTGTTACAGTATATCCCGAAGAAAGAATGGGAAAAACTGATCAAAGAAAATGATAATTCTGGATGGAGAAACTCTGGATTCCGTAATTCTGGAGATTGTAATTCTGGAAATTATAATTCTGGATCCTATAATTCTGGAAAATTGAATTCTGGAAATTATAATTCTGGAAATTATAATTCTGGATATTACAACTCTGGAAATTATAACTCTGGAAGTAATAATTCTGGATATTTTAATTCTGGACATAATAATTCTGGATTTTATAATTCTGGAAATGGATATCTAAATAAATTTTGTAGACAAACAAAATATTTTCTTTTTGACCAAGAAGTCTCTAAAAGTTCTTATGAAAAAATTAGTTTTAATATGTCATGGTTTTCTTTAGAAAATAAATCTTATAAAAAAGCCTGGAAATCTTGTCCTAAAGAAGTACTTGATACTATTAAAGAATTTCCAGAGTTCCAGACAGAAAATGCAAAAATAGCATTTAAAGAAATTACTGGCTTAGATCTAGAGTTAGTATAAAATGTTTCCATATAAAAAAGCTATTAAAAAGAGAATCATACAAGAGTTACTCACAAAAGACTTACCAAAAACTAATGGAATAGTTCTTGGACTATCTGGTCCAGATCCAGAAAAAGCTGTAGAGTCATTTAAAAAACAGCAGATTGCTAATAGTTACATTTTATTTGAAACCAACAAAAAAGTTTTTTCTAACATTAAAAAGGATAAGAGAATGGTTAAACTAGAACATGTCTTAGAAGTTAAAAACAGAAAATGTTCCCACATAAGCAAGGAATGTAAAGAACTGATCTTTCAGTATATTGAACAAGAAGAAAGCTATGGAAAAAACATAAGTGAGATAATGAAAGAACTTAGAATGGCTCAATCTACACTAAGAAGATGGAGACAAGAACAGCAACAACAACAGAAATTTACTATTCCAAGATTAGAAAAAAATGCAGACCCAGTTAAAGCTTCTATAAATAAAAGAATTCTTACTTTTAATATTGATGCTGTCAAACATAGTAAATTAATTGCAGAAATTTTTTCTAAGTTAGGAGAAGAAGGAATTGAGTGGAGAAACTAAGCTAATCAATAAAGACCTACATCTTTACATTAAAGATAATTCTATGACAAATACTTCTGGTATAGATTTCGATTATTGTAGTATCCTAACTGATAAATTAATTGCACAAACTGCATTCTCAACCTTAAAAACGATGCAGGAGACATCATATAAGTATTTATGGATTAGAATTAACATTCCATACGGCAGAAAAATAACTAAACTGGAAACAGTAAAAAGAGTAAACTTACTTAATGAGCTAATAACATTACACCAAAACAATTTCTTAATTAATCAACATAGAACATTATGTTATTACGATACTTGGCCAATGATGGTTAGACAAATTATTTACGAAAGGAAAGAAAAAATGAAAAAAAACATGAAGACTATCCCATTTTCAAGATTATCCGATAAACAAAAGGATATGGTTCGTACACTTACGACATACGACTATACTAGCGAAGAAATAGCAAAAGTATTTCATATTAGTATTAATTCGGTGGCAGCGGTAAAGGCAAACAAAACAAAGGAATCATGGAGTTAATATGAACCAGAAAGAAATTGATGCTCGTATTGCTTTGAGCAGAGAAAAATATGAAGCTCGAAAAGCAAAACAGGAAGAAGAATCAACGACAAGAAAAGCAGGCATCAGATTTATAAATGATAATAAGATACAAATATATACTTCTGATGTTGGGAACTGCAATCTTACAGTTGGTATTAAACATGAAGGTATTACTACATATCTTGTAGCATACGCTGTAAAATCTAAAAAAGATACTTTTTCAAGTAAAAAAGTAAAAGGATTGATCGGCAACAGACTTATGAAGACACAAGAAGGAATGGTTCTTTATATAAACCGACCTAAAAAACTCTTATCTGATTATAGCTTTGGAGTCTATTGTATCAACAAGATCTGCCAGATTGCTGTAGAAAGCCCTGAAACTACAAATTCTTATACTTTAACTAGAGAAATACAAAAACTATATTCTAAGGGATATTTTTTCCTCGACTCCATGGAGATTTAGATGAAATTAATTAATTATAAATGTACTAACTGTAACCATCAAGAAGAAGAGCTTTACAGAAGTAATGAAAAAATTAAAGCTTCAATTGTGTGTTCAAAATGTGGCAAAAAAATGAAACAATTTAACTTTAAGTGTAATACTCAACGAGTAAAGATTTTCGACTAATGAAATGCCCAATTACACCAGAAGTTGATATCGTTGTTTGCAAATGTGAAGAATGTGAATTCTATACAACATCGTGTACTTTAAAAGATGCAAGCAAAATAAGTAACACACAACTAAAAAATCATTTAAACAGATTACAAAAAATTCCAAGTACTGGATATAGTAATCTTGACTATCAAATTGAATCCATGAATAAGTTAACAAAAGAATATTCGATTTATATTCTTGACGAAGAAGACGATGACGGAGGAATGTGGTAATGAAAGAAATAGTACTTTATCCTAATCTTATCTTAAATAGAGAATGTAGAATAGTAGAAGATATTCAGGCAGCGAAAGATATTTTAACTGAAATGGAAGAAGCTACAATTTCATACGATGCTCATGGAATTGCTGCAAATCAGCTTGGATATAATATCAAAGCAATTTTTATTAACACTGAAGCTATTACAAGAAAGATGATTAATCCATCTATTGTAAATCACTCAAAAGATAGTATTTCTGAAAATGAAGGATGTCTTAGCTTTCCTGGAATTGAAGTCCAAATACCAAGACATTCCAGCATCACTGTAAACTATCTCGATGAAACGGGTCAGGAAATAGAAGAAGAATTTATAGACTTTGATGCCAGAGTATTACAACATGAAATTGATCATATAAACGGGATCCATATTCTTAAGTATGCTTCCAGAGCGTCTACACATAAAATGCTAAGAGAACTTAAAAACAATAAGAGAAAACTTAGGAGATATAAAAAGTAATGTATGGATATTCAAAATCTAGATGGTTTTTAATATTCCTATGGGTATTTATGCATGTAATTATAGCACTAGGAATATTATCTGCAGCGTCTTTACTTTATCTGTTAATAGTTACACTGATTTAAAAAGAAACGAAAGGATACAAAATGAAAATATTTACGTGGTTTACAGTTATCTTATTAGTTGTTATTGGTATCTCTGCCGCAATTTTAGTCAATGGATTTGTAATCTCAACTTTATGGGCATGGTTCTTAGTACCACTAGGTTTACCACAAATTGGGATCATTCATGCTGCTGGTATATCTATACTTGCATCATATCCATTGTCAATTATTTCAATAAAAATAGATAGAATAATGAAAAACACTAAAGGGGCAGAAGAGACCATTCCAACAATACTAATATATCTTCTAGTTCCAGTTATGGCACTATTCTTGGGGTGGATTCTGACATTACTTTTATAATATTATGGCCATCTACTTTACATCTGATTTACATCTTAGACACGTTAATATTATAAATTTGTGTAATAGACCATTTAAAAACATTCAAGAAATGGATAACACTATCTTAAGGAATTGGAATAATACCATCAAAGAAGGAGATTTAGTATACTTATTAGGAGACATTAGTTTAAGAGGACCACAACATTATCCTTGGTATAAAGCAATTATTCCTAAACTACATGGAGAAAAAGTTCTTATTCTCGGAAATCATGACTACTTAAAGCCATTTCAGTACTTAAAAATGGGTTTTAGTTCAGTTCATACAAGCCTTTGTTTGGAAAGCAAATGGTTGTTTCTTGTACACGATCCAGTAAATAAAATATATGCTCCAAAAAATTATAATGTTCTATGCGGCCATGTACACGAAAAGTTTAAATTTGCAGATGGATATCCTAAAACTATTAATGTCGGAGTAGATATCTGGGGATATAAGCCAGTATCATTGTTTACAATACAAAAAGAACTAAAACAATTTAAGCCATAAATACGTCTATAGCTCAGTAGGTAGAGCGCTTATACAGTAGCTTTCTCAGTACCTGAATGATCTACAGAGAAAAGGGAGACAAGCATATAAGAGATACGAGGTTCAAATCCTTATCCGGTATTGAAAAACCTGAACAACAAGGAAATAGAAAGAAAGGAAAACAATGATTAAGAAAACGCATTTACTATTAATTGATCCACAGAGGGATTTTTGTTATGCAGGCAAATCAGTTCCTATTGGACAAGAGGATGATCTTTACTACAAGGAGAATCCAGATCACAAAGGTGGGTCCTTATTTGTTCCAGGTTCTCCAGAAGATATGGATAATGTTGGATCTATGATTCAAAGAATGAAAGAAAAACTTAGCAGACTTCATATTACTCTTGATTCTCATCATGAGTTTGATGTTGGACATTCTATCTTCTGGAAGAACAGCAAAGGAGAAAATCCTCCATCATTTACAATTATTAATTCTCAGGATATTAAAGATGGAAATTGGCTGCCATATTATCCTAGTCTTACAAAGAGAATGATCAACTATACAGAAGCTCTTGAAGCAGGAGGAAGATATCCGCTATGCATCTGGCCTACACACTGTGTAATTGGTACTACTGGAGCTACTATAGTACAAGCAATTACAGATGCAGTTAAAAGCTGGGTAACCGTAACACACAAGACAGTAAACTTTGTTGCAAAGGGATCTAATCCTCTCACAGAACACTATAGTGGTGTAAAGGCAGAAGTAGTAGATCCAAATGATCCTTCTACTGGAATCAATATTCCATTAATTCAGACACTTGAAGAAGCGGATCAGATTCTCCTTGCTGGCGAGGCAAAATCTCATTGTCTTGCTAATACAGCAAGAGATATTGCAGACAATTTTAGTAATACAGATTATATTAAGAAGTTTGTACTTCTCATTGATGGCACAAGCTCTGTTCCTGGATTTGAGCAACTTGGAGAAGACTTTGTAACCGAAATGACTACAAAAGGAATGCAAGTAGCAAAAACTACAGACTTTTAAAGGAGAAATAAATGAGTTGGTTTATAGTCTATCTTTGGTCTATTAGCTTTGCAGTAAATAATATACTTGGTCTAGCTAGTATCTTTTTAATACTAGGCAATATTATCTTAGCTGGTGCATATATTTATTCAAAATATTACGACGACGTTCCACTACATACGAAGAGAGAATTACCAAGAGTACTTAAAAAAGTAACTATAACTACTTTTACTGTTACTTTTCTCTGGTTGTTAATTCCACCGAAAGATGACATTCCAATTATTTATACTCTTCCTAAAGTAGCAAATAGTGAGTTTGTAGAAGATCTACCAAAAGATGCAAAAGAGATCTATGATCTCGGAATTGAAAAAATTAAGTCCGAACTTAAACCTAAGCAGATAAAACTAGAAACAAATAAAGAAGGAGAGAAAGAATGAACGATCTAGAACAATTTAACCTTCCAACTAATAACTTTGGATATAGTGGTGTTCCTATTGGAGCAGTAGAGTTGTCTGAAATGACTCTAGCTACCCTTGTAATTGACGAGAGTGGCAGTGTAATGAGCTTTAGACAAGAAATGGTAAATGCAGTTAAGGAGATTATTAAAGCTCTTAGGAACGCTCCTAGGAGAGATAACCTTATGCTTAGAACTGTAACATTTTCAAACAATCTATTTGAATTTCATGGATATAAGCCTCTTATGGAATGCAATGAAGACGACTATAATAATATTATCAGAGCTGGTCAAATGACAGCATTATTTGATGCTACTGAAAATGCTATGTCTGCACATACAGATTACTCTAGACAGCTTACAGAGATGGGATATGATGTTAACGGAATTGTAGTCGTAATTACCGATGGCTGGGAAAATCATTCTGGATGTAGAGTTCAAGATGTTAAGAAATCTATTGAAAATGCTACTAAATCTGAAGCAATGACTAGCTTAGTGTCTATTTTAGTCGGCGTTGATATCCAAGATTCTCAAGTTGAGGCCGCACTTAAGGAATTTAAAGAAGACTCTGGTATTCAACAATTTGTAGCAGTCAATGATGCAAGTGCAAAAACTCTTAGTAAGGTTGCTAATTTT